TATTCCGAAATTCTATTATTTGGTATAGACATAACAAATGTAAAATTCATACTATGTGAATTTGTAGATCTACCCATTCTCAAAAAATTTCCATATTCATTTTGGGAAAAACAGAAACGCTTAGATCCTGAATCATACCATACACCTGAGTTAGGTATTATATGGTCAAGTAAAAAAGAATTTTTAAATTACGCAATGGATCTATATCCTACGAATGAGTGGTTTCTATGGGTGGACGCAGGTTGTATTCGTAAAGATGAATGGATAGAGCCGTGTAGTCATCTATTTGACCGTGCTACACTAGATAAAGGTATATATGTACAGAATTTGAATCCTATACCAATGGATAGAGTTTTATTTCAGTACGACGGATATAATTATTGGATAGCAGGTGGCGTCATTTATGCACATAGAGATTATATTCCTATATATTCGGCGGCATATGATGCCATGTTGGTAAAATATGATACAGCGAATATTTCGGCAACGTCTGACCAATATATAATGTTATCTATGATAACACAAAAATCCGAACACTATCTGAAAAGTATTAATTGGTATGAACTATCCGAAGATTTTCGTAATACCTGTCCTGATACTTGGTTTTTCTTTCTATCTTATGTATGAGTTTAAAGTTAAATATTTGTATATAACCAAATATGCTGCCAGTTATCATCGCATTTGGTAATATAGGTTATTTAGATTTTTGTAAGAATCTATTATTAAATTTCAATGATGTTGTAAAGCATCATAAGATTATATTTTATTGCCTTGATAAGCCCCTTTATGATGCACTACAATCCTTTGTATCCGAGCGTATTGAGATAGTCTTATATAACGATGTAGAAGTATCATCGAATTTTATTAATTTTGGCGATTCCTCCGAATTTGTAGCAATGATGAAACAAAAAATGCGAATTATTTACAGTGCATTAGAAACATATTCATTTATTCATTTTGTAGATAGTGATGTTGTATTCTGTAAAGAACCTACTGAAGAGTATTATGAAAAATATAAAGAATATGATATCGTGTACCAACGCGACGCTCCTATCCCGAACGAACATTATCCGTTTCACGAATGGACCTGTACAGGAAACTTTGTACTACGCAATACTGAACAGACGCGCACTTTTTTGAAATTAATCCAAACGTATCAAGACCGGCACAATTTAGGAGAGCAGGAATGCCAACGTAAAATATTTGTGGACGGTGGTATCCGAGATATTCGTAACTATCCCTACGCAAAACTATATGAATTTCCTATGGAAGAATTTACATGTGGATATTGTATTAATAACTCAATGGTTGATCCGTCGACCATTATGGTATTTCACGCAAATTGGGTTGTAGGAAACGAAGCGAAGCGTGAACTTTTAAATAAGATGAAAAAATGGTATGTATAAATGGAAGTGAGGCTGTTATAACATAATTATATGTTTTATACAACTATATGAAGCCTGACCAAACACCTTCATTCGAAAAAGCCCGAACTTTAAAGGGCATTTTTGTTGAGATAGGAACATGGGATGGAGGATTTTCATTTGACCTGTTACAAAATACCCAGTGTGATAAATTATATTGCGTCGATCCTTATAGACATTTTGAAGATTCCAGTTATCCGGATGGTATGAATACACTTACACAGGCAGAGTTTGATAATAAATACGAAACAGTTCGCCAACGTTTGTCCGAATTTGGCGCACGTGTCGAATTTATCCGGTCGCTTTCAAAGGAGGCGTCGACTAAGTTTGACTATGAAAGTGTAGATTTTGTATATATTGATGGTAATCATGATTATAAATATGTACTTGATGACATTATTACATGGTTTCCTAAAGTCAAATCTGGCGGATATTTATGCGGAGATGATGTCTATAGTACAGATATGAATGAACACGATGCCGACGGAAATGTATTACGCATATGGGAAAAAGATTCAAACGGCAAGCCTACATGTTGGGGAAAATATGGCACATATGCCGCACTCGTAAAAGCCCAAAAATTATTTAAATTTGAATTTACAATCAATGGAACGCAATTTATAATTTATAAACACTAATATTGGTTAGAAATCCTGGATATCTAACAAAAACTAGAAATGGTCATTGTGGGGTTCGAACCCACGACTTTCCCCTCGCGAAGCATACGTACAAGCGTATAAGAGGGATGATCTACCAACTGATCTAAATGACCATTCTCGCGAGCTTTGCTCGCGAGAAGGATACCTCCACTCGGAGCGAAGCTCCGATGGAGGACCGTAGTGGGGTTACCCCACTTATTTCACGGTGTAAATCTTTAAGTCGTCAATTTTTATGGATTTTCTACAACATACTTCCAAACAAAACCGTAGGCTGTTTTATAATTACCTGATAGGGCAAAACGGATTGATGCTCCATTTTTACCTACAGCACGTCCTGCCTCTTTTATACTATTATATGATTTTATAAATGTGCCATCAATATTATATTGAGATACTGGCTTCCCCTTTGCTTTTGCCATAGATTCTCTATGTTTTTCAATAGATACACTTGCTCTTTTACCAGAGTTATTTTTGTAATAATTTTTGAGCCCCTCACTTATTTTCTTTTTAATATCTTCGCGTGGTAAAGATGTATGTGCTGCCCCACCAACTCTACCATCCGCCATTGCCTGCTTGAACTTTTCGGATGCTTTTAATATATCAGATGCTTTCTTTCTATTTTCAGGATTTTCGTAAAGTTTTTTAAGACGCTGCGAATGAGCAATTAATTCGTCTGGATTTTCAAAACGCTTTTTCCCCATCTCACTAATTTTGTCTCTTGTTTCCTGCGTGTGCATTTTTCCTTTGAAACCTCCACCACACTGTCCTCCTTCAAGTATATTATATCCATTTGGTGCTATAGAATTATATTGTTGAATATACTCCTTTTCAAGACGATATCTATCTTCATCAGGACATATAATAAGAACTTCAAACTTAAAATTGTCTTCACCGTGTTTTAAAACTGCGTCTCTTAGTGCTGGACACCCTTTCCCTTTACGAATAAGATTCATATGTCTTTTATAACGTGTATTAGGATCTTTTTCAATCGTTTCTCCTATGTAACATTTACCCGTTAAAGTGTTCGTAATTTTGTAAATAACACCCATTATATCTATATACAGTCTCTGTTATCGGGAGTCAAATTTGTTATATATTATTTATTCGCAAAAACGAAAAAATAGTATATGTGCGGGAAGTGGGATTTGAACCCACGCGGATTTTCTCCATTCGAGCTTAAGTCGAACGCAATACCAGGCTATGCGATCCCCGCTTATTGGGAGTCTCCTCCCACTTGTTTCACGGTGGAATTCTTTAAGTCGTCAATTTTGTTGGTCGCTTATCGGCGACGGCGTGTTGCTTTACGCCCCTTCCGCGTCTTACGCCCTTTGCGCGTCTTCGGGATCCTCACAGGAGCAAAAAATAAACGTCTATTACTATTTGCCTTCTTAACCACGGGTTTATTGAACGAAAGCGGTGCGGGCTTATCTCTCTCCTCTTGCGATCGTAGGAGCCACGGGCTGTGGCGTAATGCTGACATTTCTAACTATGTAACTTATTATAAATAGTTTACATAAGAGGACCTACCAGGATTCGGACCTGGGTTCCAAGAATCAGAATCTTGTGTACTAACCAACTATACGATAGATCCAAATAAATACAATCGGCGTTTCTTTAAACCGTTTCATCAAATTTCCAGACGAATACGGCGCATGTTTTAAAGGAGATACTGGGAATCGAACCCAGATTACATGGTTCAAAGCCAAGTGACTTGTGCCGTTGGTCGACGTCTCCAAGTATAGTATCATCTTTATTCTTTAGATTACCGTCGGCTAAAGGGTCTTCTGCCCATAATGCTTTAATTCCGCAAGCCCTACCAACGCAGAAATTTCGTTTGGTGTCGCCAATCCTGCCCGTGCCGCCTCTTCGTACCGTTGAATAAGCCGTGCCTTATGAGTATTTGTAAGATTGATTTTCGACTTAATAATATTTATGACCTGTTTACGAAACTCAGGAGTATTGCTTTTCGGCAGTTTATTTTTACGAGTGCCGCCACGCTTCTTCGTATTGGAGAACACCATATTCCACGCCGCCTTATGGCGAGGTCTATTGAATAAATTATATACATTCGATGCTGAAGACGCCCTTGATGTGCGAGAATTTGTATTATTTCCTACCGGAATATTAAATGTATTTGTGACTGGATATACATTTCCATAGTTCTCATTTCTATTAGCTTTGTTTGTTGCCTTTATCTTACGCGTTTTGAGTTTGTAATTTTGCCGAAAGAGCTTGCTCTTTTGTGCTGCCTCTGCGGCTGACATTGTACCGTGCGTTTGACGCATTGGTTGTAGAGGGGGGCGTCCTGGTAAAACAAATGTGCGTGGCTGATAAGGATTCATTCCGCCTGTTTGTCTCTTAATATATCCTACGATTTTTATAAGGATGTTCACACATTCATAGGGCTTGGTCTTGGATATCGGCGTCTTTCAGAGTTGTCAGATAGACGCCGGTAAGTTTTGTATTTAATTTAAGTTATAGCGGTGCTGGCATTCCTTACAATAGGTTAAATGTATGTTAATGTAATTCGTAAATTCTCTCAGGTTTTGGGAAACCATTAAACTCCGAAGCGGTCACGGTGGTATATGCGCCCATATTCGGAACTTTTAGAATATCGCCTACCTCCACATCAACCAGCGGGATGTTCTCGCCTAGGCAATCGCCTGAATCACAGGTGCGACCAAAGATAATTGTCGGTCTGGGGGTTTCTACCTGCTTTTTCGGTCTCAGGCGTTCTAGGACGGGTGTCTGGTGGTCAAACGGAATATTGGAGAAACTACCGTAAACCGACTCGTCAATCGTAATGCGCCATGCTGGGTCCTGGTCAGTTGCGGGGGCGGGAAATACTGGCTTCTTACCAATCACCGTCGTGTACAAGGTATGCGTAGGGGCGGCAAGAAAGCGTCCAGGCTCTGCTATAAATTGGATTTTTGGGTCATTAAAATGTATCAATTGAGCGTGACGAATAGTAGCTGCCACCGTCTTGAACGATTCCGCATCAGCCAGAAAACCGCCCCCAATATCAATTGTCGTTGTATCAAATCCGTGCTGTTTAGCAATGTCTGACGCCTTCTTACATTGAGCAATAGCGTTAGCATACTGCTCTGGATTCTGGCACTCGCTTCCAACGTGGAAACTGAAGCCTGAAAGATTAAGTTTAAGTGCGCGTGCTGTATCGTAAATCTTCGGTAGCCATGAGAGCGGGGCACCAAATTTCTTACCAAAGGGCTGCTTAGAACCCTTATCTTCAACCAACAGGCGGATCAAAATGTCACCGGTCCATCCTATCATCTTCTCCGTCTCTTCAACTGAATCTACCACAGAAAGGGGAATACCCTGCGTATTCGCCACTTTAATATCCTCTGTTTTCTTACAGGGTTGGGCATAGATAATGCGACTGGGGGTCACGAGGGGCAGGGCTTCACATATTTCTCTGCGGCTTGCGCAGTCAAATCCTATTGTAGGGTGAAGCTCCGTCATCCAGCGCATCATCGTTGCGTCGTTATTACATTTCACTGCGTAGTGGGGAGTGATTGTAGGTAGGCAACGCTGCCATAGGTCTAGTTGATGCTTTAGAGCCGAACGGGAGATAGTGAAATAGGATAAGGCCAGTGTGATTGATAGTTAAGCGAAATAAATTATTTTTAAATGGGAGTCCGGATGGTTTCCGTGGATTCAATTTTCATTGAAAAATTTTTATTGGTTTTTTGTGAATTTTTGTGGATTTTTGTGGGTTTGTGGGGTTTTGTGGGGGTTTGTGGGATATGTTTGGTATTTACTCAGTGCTAGCAGCCGCCGCCTGCGGGTTCTTCACGTGTATCTGCCACATCCCTGCGATAGGCGTGCGGCACGCTGGGCACGGCGCATTCTCAGAGCCTGTCAGTTTGGTCCACTTAGAAATGGCAGCGGCATCATAAATATGCCCACAGTTCATGCTGACATTAATCACCTTACACTCAGAGAGGCGCTCCATTGTGATAGGACACTCAGTACCCTTATTCATCTCGGCTCGTGCGTGGTTCACATAGACGTGGTAGGGCCAAGGGCAGCCATCCGTGCCCTCGCGTACCTCAATCCTTGTCGCCAGCTCGTCCGCAGGCGTCGGCTCTACTGCGCGCCCGTCCGCCGTTGGCGCCTTGACCCACATACCACGGATGACAGGTACAGTAGGGTCACGCTTCATCTTGAGCTCTCTGCGCAACCGAGAGTACTCTAATGCGGCAGTGCGCGCAGCCATGGCAGCCTCTTGTACCTCTGCTACAAGGTCCTCGTGCGTGGGCTCTGCGGGCGGTACATAGCCTGCCGCTCCATCAAAGCTGGCGGAGTAGTCATCGTCCATCGCCGCCTCTGCTTCCACGACAGCACCTACCAGGTCTGCCGCCAACTCATGAACAGCGTGGTAATAAATCTCCTCAATCGCATTGCGGCGCAGAGTGTGAATATTTGTCGGCGATAAAGACGCGTACGGAATGGCACGAATCTCCGCATGGTTCATCATGCTGTACGGATCCGGCAAGGACCGCAGCCACCGAATATAGTCAGGAATAGGCTCTGTTTGGCGCATCAGCGTGCCTGCGGCGTAGTGGATGTTCTGATAATGGTACTTGAATGACTCACCCTGGAGTTTGTGGGTAAGATTCGCCGTGTTCAATCCCTCATACCGAGGCATCCAGTTCGTGCTCTCAAAGGCGAATATCGGTATCCAACTAATGACCCAGTTGGAATTTATCTCCACACGGAAGGGTAGCACGACAAAGCGTTCATTTGATGGGCTAAATGGGATGCCATGGTAATTTGCACGCAGCGGCGAGTGAATCTTTATCTGGCGGACCGTCTTATCAGGCGGATGGTCATCGCCGACAATCTCGCCCTGATAAGAGCGTATTGTGGCAGTGTAGAAGCTGTCGTCAGCGGACGGCGTAGATTCAAAGATCATGATAGACTCCATCAACTCCGTGCGGAGCGAAGGATGGTAAGGACCACGGAAGACAGCGAAGCGGGAAGGAAAGGAGGTATAATGGTACATGTCTGAGAAGGGAGGATTAGGGATTGAGGGCGATAATTGATTTTATTTGCCTGCTGAGTTTCAATTTTTTCATAGGCTCAATTTTTGTAGACTAGAATTGATATTTCCACACAAATCCATATGCAGTTTTATTCTTACCAGATAGGACAAGATTTATTGAATGACCTCGTGATTTACCTAGAGCACGACCTGCTTCCGATATACTTGTATATGTTGCTACTAAAGTTCCATCGGTAGTATATTGTGATACTGATTTTCCTAGTGCCTTTGCCATAGATTCTCTAAGTTTTTTAATATTCTCATCGGTATAGTAATTTTTCAAACTATTGCTTATCTTCTTCTTTATATCTTCACTTGGCAATGATTTATGTGGATTGCCACCAACTCTACCATCTTTAACAGCTTGTTTAAATTTTTCAGATACTTTCATAGCATTTGATTGTTTAATTCTATTTTCAGGATTTTTATAATAATCTTTTATAAGCTGTGAATTTGCTAATCTTTGAGCAGATGTCTCTAAACGTTTTCGTGAAGCCTCTCGTATTTTTTCAATAATTTCAGCAGTGTGTTTCTTACCTTTGAATCCTGCTCCACCAGATCCACCTTCTAAGACATTATAACCGTTTGGAACCTTAGCCCTTATTCAGGCTGTTCAATTTTATTATATATAATAACCTTGGTTTAGTTCGGATTCCGAAGTAAAAAAAGGCGTGCGAGAAGTGGGATTTGAACCCACGCGGATTTTCTCCATTCGTTCTTGAGACGAACGCAATACCAAGCTATGCGATCCTCGCGTAAGTGAAGCATTTCGCCCCAATAGATAACAATGGCGACGACTTTAGACCTTTTATGGTAAAAATTGACCGACTAAAAAAATTGAAGTAAAATCTGGCATTTCTAACAATCGTTGAGTCCGTACTACAGCCTTCCTTCTTCTTTCTTCCTTCTTCGAAATGTATACCTCCTTCTCCCCCTCCGTCTCCCCTTCCATTCCCCTTCCTACTATCGGCGTCAAGGGCTCCGATGTATTCGCCAGCAGCGGCGACCCACGCCTAGACCTCTCGGTCAAATGCGTCCGTGGTGCGAACACCACCTCACTGTCATCTGCGTTGGACAGTGTGCTCGCTCTCAAAACGCAGGAGGCACTAGAAGACGCCTTTGTCATCGCCTTCCACAGCCGCAACATTCGTGGTGGCAAGGGTGAGCGCGATATCTTCCAGACGCTCTACAGCCGTCTGTGTGAGACGAATCCGATAGTCGCCAAGGCACTACTGGAGCTCATTCCTACTTACGGCTGCTGGAACGACCTAGTGGTCCTCGCTGAGAACACCCAGCCAGAGGTCTCTAAGGCGATTGTGGAGTTCTACGCCACAACGCTCTACCAGGAGTCCAAGTTGGAGAAGCCCAAGACGCTCGCTGCCAAGTGGGCACCCCGTGAGGGAAGCAAGCATAGCGAGATAGCGAAGCGTCTCGCAAATGTGCTCTTTCCACGGCAGTTGGTTGAAAAGCATAGCGGGCAGATGTCACACTACCGCCGGCTAACTGCTGATCTCAACGCCAAACTTAATACGGTAGAGGTACTGATGTGTACCGACCGATGGGATGAGATTGTACCAGCAAGCGTACCTGGTCGTGCCGGCAAGCTCTACTCCAAGGCGTTCCTCAATCTGCCATCCACATACAAGAGTAAGAAGGGAGAGCCCAACGGCGAGTACCGCTACCCTGACAATGAGAAGCGTATGGAGTGCCGCTACAAATTCCAGCAGCACTTCGCCAAGGCAGCAAAGGGTGAAGCGAAGGTTCACGGTGCTGATACGCTCTTCCCTCACGAGGTGGTCATGAGAGCTGCTGAGGAGTCCAGCCTATCTTCCGCCGAAAAGGACCAGCTCAACGCGATCTGGCGTTCGATGGTGGAGAAGGTAAAGAGTAACGGCGGTCTCGGTCGTTCCATCTTCATGAGCGACTTCAGTGGCTCAATGTCAGGCACGCCCTATTGGGTCTCCATGGCACTCGGCATCCTCGGCTCTCAGGTCTGCTCTGACGAGTTCAAGGACCGACTGATGACCTTTGACTCCAATCCTACCTGGCACCACTTTGAAGCCGGCTCGGACCTGTTTGAGCGGATTCAGACCATTGAGAAAAGTGGATGCGGTCAGGGTCTGAGTACCGACTTCCAGAAGGCAATGGACCTTATTCTTGAGACACTCAAAAATAAGCGTGTGCGCCCTGGGCAAGAGCCCGAAAATCTCATCGTCCTCACGGATATGGGGTGGGACCAGGCGTGTTCCTCTTCGGAGACCAGCAGCTATACCGGCAACTCTTACCGACATGTAGTTAAGACAGCTGGGTGGCAGACGCACATCCAGATGATTCAGGAAGCGTTTCGGCGTGCTGGTGAGGATATGTGGGGACCTGGACAGGGATTCACTGTACCCCGCATCGTCATCTGGAACCTGCGAGCCGACCCGCAGACCGACTTCCACGCGACCGCGGACACGCCTGGCGTGATTATGCTCTCTGGCTGGTCCCCCACGCAGTTTGAGATTCTCATGAAGGAGGGTCCGCGTCAGATGACAGCGTACGAGATGCTACGGCTGGAGCTAGATGACCCTAAGTACCTGCCGGTACGCGAGCGGATCCGTTTAGTCATTGGTACTGCGTAAAAATCAACACAAAAAAAAGAATACAAAATATAAAACACAAAAAAAAGAACAAAAATTTTTCCTCTATTGTAGGAAAAAATTGATAGGGACAAAATCGGATTTGCCAAGTCTCAGCCGCGGCGGTGCGGCTCTAAGGATTCATACAGCGATCAAATTATTACACGTCGAGGAATCCTGAAGAACAAGGGGCTCATACAGCAATCAACTATTTGTATAATCGGTCGGACGCGACCAACGAGCCCCGTTAAGTTTTGTCTCGGCAAAGTGGAGACAAAACGAAGCGGTTTAAGAAATTATATAGAAGCCTGATCACCTTACATATATAATCTATTAATTCCGCACCGGTTCCTGTCTAGGAACCGCACAGCAAGTCTTGTTGAATAATGACACTTCTCTTGGGAACCATAACCAAGAGAAGAAACGGTCCCTGACTATACAAAGGAACCGCACAGCATTCATCATTATGAACATATTGCAACTGGAGCAAACCAGTCTAAAAAACCTGAACTAGGGTACCCTACAGCAATCTACTGTTTGGTATAACTATCAGTGGTACCCGTTTTTCAGTCCGTCGCCGCCGCTGTAGGAAAAAAATTGATAGTAACAAAATCCGAATGAGCAACTCGTGGTTAAATAGGAGTATTAAATGGCGGACGTGTCATGTTAGTCGGATTCCGACGGTTGGGCATGACGGATATATGCGGTAAGTAGTAGTTGAGGGGCATATATCAATACCATTAATTCTGAAAAACTGCCGCTATAGCTCAGTGGAAGAGCGTCGCCCTTCTAAGGCGAATGTCCTGGGTTCGACCCCCAGTAGCGGTAAAAACAATTTTTCAATGTAGTTACAGTTTAAAAATAAATGTATTTATCCAATTAGGTGACACAGCCTTCAATGTCCTACGTTGGAGCCGGTTTTATCATTCTCTCACCCGAATGTACTCATACGCTTCTTGTGAAGGATTCCCGTTCAAAGAAATGGGGCTTCCCTAAAGGTCATAAAGAAGATGATGATAAAAACGATGATCTCGTGACGGCGACCCGTGAATGTAATGAAGAAACGGGTTTGGTCGCCTCTGATTATAAGGTTTACAGTGAAGTCTTTCGTGTCAGCAAGGGCTCTCAATCATATTTATTCCGATACGCTACACTAAAAACCGATATGAATAAAGTCAAAGCACATCCCCCTCCACCAAATGAAATCTGTGAATGCCGATGGGTGCCTATTGTTGACCTCATTGATGCTAACCAAATTTACGATGGCAATAAATATCTACGTAATTGGATTTCCGATTTGAAAAACGATGTAAGCAAAAAATCGGTTCATATTTTTAAGAAATTATGTGCGAGCCGACCAACGCACGAATCCATGTGTTCTAGTAATATCATAGCTAGTGCCTAATTTTTCTTTCGCAATTTTATGCGCAATACGTTCACTCGGTGTCAAACTCTCCATAAATGCCGCAACATTCGGATTTATAGAGGGAGCCTGGATTTCTAACAATGGCGTAGTAGATGTCGTATCGGGCTTTGCGGGAGCGGCGACAGGCTTATGAAAGAATACTTGAATAGACGATTGTCCAGGGGTAATCGTAACTTTTTTGGGCGGCATATTGCTGACTAAAAGGCTCTTAGGTGGGTGCCGGTTTCATTTTTTGTGCGGAGATGTTAGAAGAATGCCGACTGTTGAGGCGATCGTGGCGGCGGCGAAGAAGGGTCCCCCCTTAGCGGCGTTTTCGCGCGGTACTCGGGTGAAGGGCGGCGGAAAAATGTCACTGCTTAGACGGTATGAATATGTTTTGGAGGAAAATCCGGGCGAAGGGTTCGCGGAGGGCTTCAAGCCGGCGCTGACGCCGGCGGAGATGCTCTTTATGGGGGTATTTGAGGGACGGTATCTCAACGACTGTACCGACGAGTTCCCGCGCGAGTGGTTTTTGTACGCAGCGGCGGCGGGTCGGTTGTCGCCCGTGGCGGACGTGTCGGTCAATTACTTTAAGGTGGGCTCTCGCCAACCGTTGTCGGTATGGAAAGAGAAAGGCTGGGCGCCGGCGAGGGGTCGGCACGTGACTGCTGTAGAGGGACGGGCGATTTTGGCGGACTCGGCACAGAATCCTGACGAGCGCGGGTGGTTCCAGTGGTACTGCCGCTACTGGCTTGGTCGCAGGTTGCCGGCGCTTGATAAGGTTCAGATTGGTCGCTGGCGCTCGTTTGCGCGCCACGCCGGCTCGGTGAAAGCCCACTGCTCGCCTGGGGAGATTGGGTGCTCAGTGCGGGAACGCCAGGCGTTACTCCAATGGGCATATAATCCGTTTATTTAGATTAGTTCTGGCTGTACGACTTAATCTTATTAATATTTGTCTCAACGCCTCCTAGTAGCCATTCTGGTAGGAGATTTGGGTGATTTTTACGCAATTGGTCAATCAAGTTAGGAATATCGTTAAAGCAGGCATCGTAGAAGAGTAAGCCTCCACCGAACGATATAATAATCTTATCCTCAAAGTTAATGCCGAAATTATTATGGAATGTAAACCACTCTATAAAGAGAAAGAGCGCCGTCTTGAAGACGATTTCCGTTATTATGTAGATAATGGAGTTACGGGTCTGTCGTTTGGCGATAATGAGTATAAACTGAATCACCAACGCGATCTTCATTGTTAAGAAAAATATAGCATACGCCTTCATGTCTTCCTATTCGGGGAGCAGGTTTATTTCAGGTCAGAGACTGATATGAAATAAGGAGTACACCCAGCGGGAATCGGACCCGCGCCATGGCTTTGGAAGAGCCATATACTACCACTATACTATAGGTGTTTTGTGGGGCTTGGTTTTACCCACAATAGGAGAATCGTGTGAAGGCTTTAGACTGTTTTATCTCATACCAGATACTGATATGGAATAAAATACACCTAGCGGGAATCGAACCCGCGCCGCTGCTGTGAGAGAGCAATATACTACCACTGTACTATAGATGTTTGTGAGGTGGAGTTCCTCACGAAATAAGATTCGTGTGAAGTCTTTAAATCATTTGTGAGCGGTTGCGTTTAGCGGGTATAAAACTTGTACCCCACCACGGCACCTGCCGTACAGACCGCCGTACCCCACGCAATATCGGTGAGGGTCATATCTAACGTATAGTTTGAGAGTGTGGCGAAATTCGTCAAGTCATAAAACGCATAAAGAATGAAGCCAATGAGTGCGCCCTTGAGAGCCGCCTCTTTCGTACTTGTGGCATCCTTCACTGCGTAGAGAAAAATGGCGACGGGGATGAGGAGATATATAAGGGCGGCGGGGACAATACGGGGATTGAGCTCCGATTTCTGAATCTTATAGAACAGGTCTCTATGATAATTATAGTGTAAGGTGAGCCAACCGGCATCTAGGATACCTACTGCTAAGGCGGATCCTACAATCGCTTCTACTGCGTTCATCGCCTCTTATAAAGAGGCTTTGTTTTTATAGGACGTGCGATGGAGCTTGAAGGTCTAGGATGTTCACTTGTCGGTCGAGCACTCTATTGCTTTTGTAATGAACAAAACGGCTGGATTCCCTGGGAGTTCATATCCGGCTCGCCCTATGCGTGCCGTATTCTCATCTGTGGTGCCGGTGTAGATACACTAGAACTTGAGCATGACTGGACGTTCGTAGTTCGTCCTAGCGCAACGGGCAAGGAATGGTCGTGTCTCGCTACTATTATCAAGGGTATGAGTCAGGGTCTCGGTGTAAATGGGTCGGTGTTAATCGTCTTTGGCGTCGGTTCCCCCAAAGCACCACCTGGATTTCTAACATTTATGGATGGAGTGCTTGGCGAGGGGCGGATACTTTTTACCCGTGTATGGCTCGGCGAGAATATTGAAATCCCTACGATTCCGGATGCTATCTTCTTTCCTGTAGGAGTGCCGGCGCATACCATGTACGATATGATTCACCGGTTACCTGGGCGTAACGGGCACGAAGGATTTGTCATGTCTGGGGATTGGTCGCTTATTGTGAAGGCAACGGGCGAGCAAGGGCTTGGGTTGGTTGTAACCGATATTGGAGAGACTCGGTGGTCGCTCTTTTGGCATAAGATTGCCGATTCCGAATTAGAAACAGATAGTAGCCGTTTTCGTAAAGGTATACGTCTAATTCGTGTAGGAACGCATATTATGGAACGCTCGGGTATCGGTTTATAAGTGCTTCATCACGAAGTGGTGGAGTTCAATGACATTCATATGGAGCACATTGAGGTCGTGCTTGCGATTCGCATTCTGGTACTCGGAACGGACGTGCTCTAACGACTTGAGGAGATGGGCAAGCATCTTCTTGTACTCTACAACCTTGCTATTGTAGCCCTTCGCCTTCATGAGTACTATCCAGCCGAGCTTCTCAAAGGCATACTCGTGCCACTTGTTGAGTCCGTGCATTGTATTCGCATATTTCGGGACACGAGATGTGCGATTACGACGATTATTGCGTACAGCTCGTGCTGTATTTGATTTACGGTTATTACGGGTAACGTTCATTCTATAATTGTCGGAGATTTTCCGCAGTTAGTAGGGTGCTCAGTGGAAGAGCTTGAACGTGCCCTTCTTCGCCTTGAAGCCCGCCTTGACGAGGTGCTTGAGCGCCTTCTTGCCCGCCGCCGACGCCTTGCGGCTTACAATGCGTCCGTGCTTGTTCTTCTTGAGGTCCGAGAGTGTCAGTCCGCCGCTTGTGTGGTGCGCTGTGCCGTGCCAGACCTGCGCGCGGGTGCCAACTCGGGACATCATGGTGCGGCGCATCTTCGCACCGCCTGCCATGTTGGTGTTGCTGCTGTTGTTATTGCGATTCTTACGAGTGCGGTTCGCCATATCGGTTTCTATCTAAATAGAAGATTTTTCTCTAGGAACGAACACTCTTTTTCCTTATGTACGCCCGCTTTGAGGACCGTCTTCTCAATCCACGTTTCTAGATCCGCCAATTCGTCTGTGGGGTCCAGAGACCGAGCGTGTTGTAGAGAAATAGAGGACCGCTGATTATAGAATTCACGGTCCTGTTTGAGCTTACGTAGAGTTTTGACCCACTCCGCTAAATTGGTACGGTCACAGTATAACGCAGCATCACCACAGCATTCCATAAGTCCAGGAGTAGGAGAGACAACGAGAGGGATACCGGAAGACATTGCCTCTACTGCTGTGCGACCCCATGTCTCCTCCTTAGACGGCATAATCATGACCCAGGTCTGCTCATATACGTCCTTGATTTGAGTTGTATGCTCAATATATTTGAGATTCGGGAGTGTTTTATCAGTGATTTGCTTACGATATCCGCCAATAATACCTAAAAACTCCTGCTCAGGCATCGCCTTTGCTAATTGTATAAGCAACAGTCCACCCTTATTCTCGTTTACGTTACTCAGTGTCACATACTTCGCTTCTTTCTTTGGCTCGTCTAGATGGCTATGATAGATGCCGTACTTACGATAATCTACCGGTGGTCTTACAATACGAATAGTATCATCTGGTAAATCCTTTCGGGATGCCTTCAAACTATGCGAATTGAAAATTGCCCATTGACGCCCCTTCAACCGCTCATCAAACCAATACGGTCCGACCGCACGTACATAATTATCTGTATGTACCCACTCTAGAAATGGTATTCCAAACTTATGTGCTATCCATAAGGACTGTTTACGGTAAAAATAAGAATGGCTCATCAATACGTGTGTATCTTTCAGGAGTTCAAACAAAATTTGGGTATTGTATAAGTCAAAACAGCGTACACCTTCATAAGTCTTATTCGGGTAGCCAGGAGTGCCGACCCAAATATCGTACAAATACGGCTTACGTAAGAGATGCTTATTAATAGTATGTGCGCATATCTCTGAACCCGCATTCACAAATGGTACATAATCGTGTAAAATCCAAAGAACACGAATACGAGTACCAGGCTTATCTATGGTATCCCATGACGGCCAGTTTTCGTACTCAATGCTCGCCGCCTTTTCGGGAGAAATCGTCAGCATATGTTTTGAGCGGGCATCCCCAAATATAAATAACACCACAATCAATGCTATTAAATAAATCCAAATCTCTTTGGACATCCCTTACTTTGGTACTATATTTTGAATCGTTGCTTCCGCATCCTGCTGCGATTTAATGGGTGTCACATACCAACTATCTAATAGTTTTGTATCATGTGGTGTCCTGGTTTTCAGACAATGAAGCATGTACCGCATCATTCGGTAAATATTCCATTGGTCCGCCACGCCCGCAAAATGGATTAGAAAATCGCCTGGTTGGAAGAGGCGGACGGATGGGTCGGTGGCGAGATTTTTCGGACCGAACAGATATGCGTTAAACAGGGCGTGATTGGTGATAGTCTCAATCTTGGCGGCGTCTTGAGGATTCTGCTCCGCCGTGTGTATCATCGCCTTATTCTCCCACCAAATATGGTGGATGAACTGTGTCTGTTGGTAGGTACGATGAATAAAGTCTTTGAGCCACGCCGACTTGCCCCTTAAGAGCATATTGCCTGAATTGAGATTGCCGACAACATCCCGCGTCCATAGGAGGTCTTTATGGGGCGGCAGGAGGGGAAGGACGTGTGTTGTAAGAGGAAGGTCCTGGTTCGTAATGATTACATCGGCATCGGACCAAAAAAGATAATCGTATTGGTCAATATAGTTTAGGATAAAACGAAGTTTTGACCACGGAATGGGTCGGCTGCGGTCCCATACCTCTTTGCCGCCGACATGAAGGTCGTAACCGTGCTTCTTCGCATACTCGCGCTTCGTCTGGAGACCTGGCTCCATTGCTTTTGTATAATCGGCACCAATCACCATTGTAAGAATTGCGATCTTTGGTTGTGAGGACATTTTCGGCAAAAAATTGAAGTCTTTGAACGTGGTTATACAATTATCACACAAAATATCCTTAAATATGTCTGTAGAATGTGTCAATACTCCTTCTGTAAATAATAATATTATTAAGTATATCAAAAATAATGATGGAGATTATGTTTGCCCTCATAATGGATGTGGTAAGATTACTATGAAACAGAATACTATGTATTATCATATTATGAAGAATCATAGTACTCGGCTGCCATTCCAATGTAATCGTTGTAATGATACTCCGCAATTTCTACAACGTTCTGGTTACTTGAATCATTTGGCTACAAAACACGCAAATGATACAAAGTTGACTGATAAAGAGAAGGAGATGCTAGGCGGCTTAAAGGAAAATCCAGTTGTCGGCGTTTCGTTCAAGTGTCCCCATGAGGGTTGTGGACAAGTCACAAAGGCGAAGTCTAATATGCTAATTCATTATGCGCGTACACACGCCGCCGAATGGATTCCTTCGTATGTCCGTGGCGAAGCGTGTGTAGGATGTCAAGAGCATTTCTCATCCTCCTCCGCATATCTATATCATAGTATTACGTGCTTTGAACAGATGGCGAGCACCGATCAATTAAATATCATTTCGCGAATTAAGTAGAGCCCATGGTATCCAATCGCCGCAAAGCCCAGTAGAAGCATCATCTCAAAATAGCGTCGGTTTGCGTCTTTTTTCAAGTAACCTAGAATGAGGAGGAGCGGGGCTACGAGTAGAATATGAATCCAGTTTATCCAGGCGCTCTGTCCGTCCTTTAACTTGAGATACGCCTTGTACGAATGGTAGAATAGAACAATCAGACCTAGAACGCCGAGAGCGGTAAATACGTGTTCTGGAGTGTTCTCACGCTGTAATCCTACGTAAACAAACAAAGGTCCAACGGCGAGAAGATGAAAAAGATGGCGTGGTACATCTGGAATCGCCGACATCACTCTAAAAAATGATGAGCATTTTCTTTTTCTGCTCGGATGGTAAATGGGCATATCATTATTCTGCGACGGCTCGGCACGGAATAATGGACGTGTAGGGGCAAAAGCGGGCTTCGGTGTTCATATTTGTGATGGAACTACAACGATTCATCAATATTCAGCTGTGATTCCGGGACACGAGCCGCAAACCAATCAGCGAGCGGAGCTGCGCGCCCTTGAGTATGTTATTCGTTATATTGCGGATGGTCGGCATACAGGAGCAACTATTTACACCGATTCAAAATATAGCATTGATGTGCTCTTGAAATGGTGTGAGGGTTGGGAACGGAAAGGATGGCGGAAAGCGGATGGCAAGCCCGTTCTACACCAGGATATCATTCAACCCATGTGGGTGGCGTGGAAAGGGATTCGTTTAGTCACATCCATGGTCCATGTGCCGGCTCATACCAACGGGGTCGACTTTGCGTCACGAGGAAACGCAGAGGCAGACCGGCTCGCCACAGCAACAACGGAATAGTGCCCCCGCTGATTTTTTAATTGTATATACTAGAATGAAACCCCAGAAATTGTATAATTTCATTCTATGGCTGATGGTCACGGGGTTGATTGGATTTTTTTTCTATCGTATGTTCAGCCCATTTAGTCCCGCCCGCATTGATGATATCTGGATTATTAATCTAGACCGTGCTCCTGACCGCTGGGCACATATGCGTGATACTACGATCCGATTTGGTGATATGATACATCGCTTTCCCGCAATGGACGGCAAGACTATTACTGACCGTGATCAGGTTCATAATGAGGGCGTTGGCTACTATTTAACTACGCTCCAAAATAAGCGCGAAGAAATTATAAATAAAGGTGTCGTGGGTTGCTGGCTATCCCATAAGCGTCTACTACAGCACTTAGCAACACTCGACTGTCAAAATGACTATGGTCATCTTGTTCTTGAGGACGACGTCAATGTGCCCGAAGATTTCCTATCGGGTACAGATGTATGGTCTAAGGTATCAAAGAATATTCCTGGAGACTGGGATATAATCTATTTAGGAATGGGTGGCAATGTAGAAGGTACTCCAATTGCAGATAATATCATTAAACTTATTCCCAACAAAAAGGACCAGTACGGTACACACGCTTATTTAGTGAAACACGGTTCTATAAAAACCAAGTTTCTACCAGCTCTCCGTTTTATGACCGACGCAATTGACGAACAATATAATACACTCTTTGGTGATATGAATGCATACTGTATTCGCCCTGGTATTATTAATCCTGACGATGAAATAAGTAGTAAATCTACCATTTTAGCTATACATTAACATTATTAATACTTGATTTCGCAGCAAGTTTGTCATTGTATCGCACAGTGGGTGGATCACATATATAAATATTCCAATGGTCTGCCATCATATCATAGTGAACATCAATCTCATCTGTCATGCGCTTGATGCTCGGTAAAATCTTCGTCTTCAGGGCACCGTGACGTACAAGATACGCGTGCGCGCCCCAGTTGCCCTTATTGTACGTAGTTTTCATCTTCTTCACACCAGGTGCTACCGTTGTACCTATAATCGGCTTCTTAATTCCTAAAAAGACCATATCCCAATCGCCAGGAATATTCTTTGATACCTTAGACCAAGCATCATTTCCCGTTAAGAAATCGGTAGAAAACTCGGCGTCGTCCTCGCAAATGAGATGCCCTACATTATCGTCGGCGGGCTGCTCTGATAAATATGTTAGAAGTCTCTTATGCGAAATCCAGCAACCGACTGCGCCTACGTTTGCCGATGTAATTCTATCTGTCTTCGCATCCTTGTCAAAATCACGTGAGAGTGTTACAACGTACCCTACACCGTATTTCTGTGCTTGGTCTCGTGTTAAATCCTTGCCGTAGGTCGCTGACCATCGGTGAACCATCGGTTGAATATGATGGGTCTTTGCCTGAATATTCTGCCAACGGTCTGCTTCCTTATCAAGATTAATCACCCAAATATCCTGGATTCTAGGTGCGTTATGTCCGCCCCAATGTACGAATAATGCTATAATTGCGAGCGTTGCGACGAGCGCAATTAATAGGAATAGCCCTATACCTTTGATAGGCTTAAATTTTGCCATCCTTATATGGGGTTGGGATTATTTTAGTAAAGTGGCTAAATACTCCGCCGATTCTAACGCTCCCTCCATCCACGTCTGTGTAAGACTGACTGACTCGCCGGTCAAATAGAGATTCGGCTCGGGATTATGTGCTATTTTAGATGCCTCTTCAGGACTATAGTTACCAGGTAACCAATATGTACATCCGTTTGGCCACTCATGCTTCTTCAAATATGTAGCCTTGGGTATAACTTTATCGGGAAATAGTTTTGTGAGTTCTTTATGAATAGCATCTTCCAATGCGTCTCCGTCTAAATTATTCCAGTAATGTGTATCATCACCATCTGTATACGAAATCATAATCAAACCGGATTTTGGGCTAATAGGAATAATATACCGCAGTGGGCTATCGGTTACTACTTTTTCGGTTATATCTAACGGTGGTTGATATACAGCGTAAATGCGTGTGAGTGCGCCCGTTGCCAACTGTTTCATCAAGGGCATATCTTTTAAAATACTAAAATCGCTATATCCACAACGGCATGTTGCGATGATAACTCTAGACGCCTGATACTTGAACGGTATCTGGTTCGCCTTCTTGCCACGGAGTCCGGTGATTTCAAACAAATCGGGGGCAAGTCGCTGGATGTTTGTAACCGTATGACGATTTTTGAGGACGGCACCCGCTTCTAAGGCAGCGGTATGAAGATTCGTGACGAGAGCGTCTAATCCTTCTTGTAATCCGTAATAGTCGCTTGCGCCGGTGGCACCCATGGTGGCTTTGGGCTTAAAGAGATTGAGGGCGAGATCGGCACGCATCAGATTAAATTCGGACCAGTATGGATAGTAGTTGAGAACGGAGTGTAATTCCTTTGGGACGAGGTCGGCGACGGTATGGATCGCAAGTACGTTGGCGGGGAGTGCTTCTAGAATATGCCGGATGGGCTCAAAGAGTTGTAGAAAGTGATTGGGGTGTCCGCTAGGGGTTGTACTGTCGGTCGATATAGGATAGGTGTGCAGTCCGAACCGACGGACCAGGGCTGCGACCCGCTTATGTTCATGAAAAATGCGACCGGCTCCAATTTCGTACTGGATCCCTTTAGATTCATCACGATAGGTGAGCACTCTTCCGCCCCAAGCCTTATATTGTTCCAAGACGAGTACGTTATTGCGGGATGTCTTGTTGGCAAGATATTCTGCAATAGATAGACCAGCCAGACCACCCCCAATGATGATAGTCCGCTCCACATTCATTTACTTATTAATTAGAGAGATTCAATCCATTGGCAAATCTCCTCAGTATTGCTGCCCTGAAACTGGTCCACGACCTTCTTAGGACGGAATGCCATAAAGGTAGGAAATCCTCGGACGCCACAGAAACCGGCGGTATAATCGTTTTTCGTATGCTCGCATTTCCATAGAGTGAGCCCCTTCGCCGTGGCGACCTTATCTACCTCCGTAAGATTGATATTACGGCAATAGCCGCACCACGTCGCTGTAAAATATACGAGAAAGGTCTTATCGGACGTTCGCATACCATCGAGGGCAGGGGCTTTCGGATCCGCCTGCCACATCGCTTCAAAATCGTCCTGCGTATCTAACATCTTCATCCGTATTGATTACTTATAATGTCATAAAATCCTTTTAGACCTCCTGCGATGACTACTGCGGTAAGAACGCCGGCGATTGCGGGTCCTGGTCCCGCAGAGAATTCATTGCGTGCTCCGCCGCCGGCTTGAACCGGAGTGGGGGCAAACTCTGCCTTCATATTTGGCGTAGGCGGCGCAGATGGGTTTGCTGCGGGAGCAGGAGCAGAAGCAGGAGCAGGAGTAGGAGCAGGAGCAGGTGCTTGAGATATAGGCATTCCGATTCCTACCGATGGTGTTTCAGGTAGTTTGGGCAACGATGTTGGAAGTCCATACTTTGCTAATCCTGGCATCGTAGGCGCATCGGGAAATTCAGGCATCTTTAATATTTCATCCGCCGACTTGCTCGCATGAATAGCTGCCACAACTGTCGGTGTCATAAATGGCACAACCAAATCATTGTATAATCCTTTATACGATATTGTAGGTATAGGTATTGTTGGAATCATGGCTTCAAAGTTAAATCCTCCACTTACTGAATCTACAGGATGCGTCACTAAGAACTTTTTACCATCAATCGGCTCTCTGAAAAATATACTGTAGGGCAGCGGCGCTGAAATACCATTCTCTAAAATACTCTTCGTCATAAAGAGCGCATGAATGCTATCCCATAAGACCCATAAAAATCCAAACAAGAAAAGGAAGATATTAAATACACTGAGGACTTTTGCTATACCCTGCCACATATCGCCCATATAAAACTTATCCGCTCCTAGAAATCCGAAAAATATAGCAAGTGCCGCATAAACAAGGTACGACTTTTCTGCTACAAATTTTGGCTTTTCATTATTCTCCATAAAGACACCGCGTCCAATGCCACATATCCAATCAAACGGCGACGTAAGACCCTCCTTACGTATTTTTTTCCCATCGTATACAATCTGTATTAAATCCCAATAATGCCACATTCCAAGAGTAAATACATTAAATATGAGTTTCATCATACCAGTATGAAAACTACGTAAATAAAAATGGTCTACACCTAGAAGTCCTAACAATACAGAGAGAATCACAAACACAAAATAATTTCGGTCTGGATGCTTCCACGTATCAATGTCCGAAATATGATGCGGTGTTTTACCTCCAACATGTCCTTCTGTACCGTCCTGCTTGGACGAGTTGGGATTTGGTGGTAAGGGTGGCACCGCGGGTGATGGTGGCGCCGGTGGTGCTGGTGGTGCCGGCGGGACCGGCGGTGGTGTCAGACCATCGGACGACATCTCTAATGGTTTTTATCTTAATTTATACAGTGAATAGAACGCCGCCCAAACCAGCAACAATACGTAGTACATTGTAATTTGTCGCATACGTGGTGACACCGGCAGGGTACGATTTTACCTGTGGATTCATTGCCAATTGTAATACGATAGAATCCAACCGACTGCCGTTACAAGTACCCATAGGTTGCTCTACCTCCGGGGCTAAGCTAAAGGAATATACGTAGATAAAATCGTTTGGAATGGCTGTATGACGTTGCCAGGGCTGCATTAGACGGAAATACTGTGCCGATTGCTCCTCAAACCGATCGTAGCCATCAAACTGAAGAAGCGCTGTGGCAATAATGTCCAAGTTAGGAATACCGGTCTCATTCAACATACGGCTACCATAATTAAACCATTCGTGTGCCTGTAACATACGGTCCTCATTGACCACCCAAATCATCTCCTTGATCGGATTATTGAAGACCAGAGGAACCGAAATACGAGTCGTATTCAGTGGAATACTATAACGTTTCTGCTGCTGGACCTGCTCAATAAGATATTCGTGGCGGGACGAGACGAAGCGACGACGTTCATCCGTATCCAAATAAATATAATCGCCCCACATCACCATATCGGTAATGATGACCGGATTCTGGGTGAGCGTAGTTGGAGGATTCTGTGAGCCGCTGAGCACTGCGTTTTCCAATGAGTTGCTAAAGACCATATCATTACCGTTCTTGAGTCGGATATAAAATCGTACCGGTGTCGCCTGGAGCGCAATGAGCGGCAAGGCGAGACCTGGATTCTTACAAAACCAGAAGTCTAGCGGCACAAGGAGATTGAGCGGACCCGATTGCGACTGGTCATTAAACACCTCTTGGGTTCCCGTCATAAAATTAATACCATCTCTCTTTGACCCCGGTGTAGATAACTGTGTCCAAAGATACATCCATTCGCCGTAATGACGGTCCACCTCCTGCTGACCAATCCAAATACTAATATAATCAATCATCGCATAACCGACACCATTGACCCAACTCACTGAATTGGTAATCTGTGCATAATCGGTCGGTGCCTCAGTAATCACGCCCTGTGGATAAGGCTGAGGTCCCTGTGGCGTAATTTGCGGTAAATTTATCTGTAAGTAGACCTGTGATAGAAGATCGCCTTGACGCGGTACCGTGACCGTAATTAGTTTGCCAAAATCAACCGCCGAATCAAACGGAATACGCTGGGTCTCAATACTAAAGTTTGTATACCGCCGATACACTTGTTTGAAAAACGTAGTCTGTGGATTACCGGAAAGATAGATGTCTTGACGTCCGGTTGCTACTAATTGGAGAAGTCCTCCTGAATTGGACATGTTACTCTTACTCTACGTCTATAAGTTGTTTTTAGATGCTGCGGATTCGTACCGCAGGCAAAAATGCCCTACAACGTTAGAATGGCGTATCCTACGGGGGCGAATTTGAATGCTTTATTGCTTCAGCAATTAAATTTTCGCACTGCAGGAAATTATCCTATTTCCTCACTTTATACACTTTATGCGAACGGACAGGGTCAAACATATTGGAGTAATAGTTTGATTCCTCCCACCTTGAGTATATTGAGTACCTCTATCGGTAATGCTCTTCAAAGTACAAACAATAAAGTGAATATATTATCTACTCAGGTGTATACTCTATCTGGCGAAGTAAGTACTCTTACACATTATACATATTCATCATTTAGTACTACATTTTATTACTTAGATACTTGTCTAAATATATCAACCAATCTAAATGATGCGTTTTTATCAACTGCGAATTCGTTTCAAATTCAATTGAACTCCTATTATCAAAGTACATTAGATGCATGTTATAGTACTGTAAATTCTTTGGCAACAGTTTCAACATTTAATTCCGATTTAAATATACTCAATTCATCGGTTCAACTATGGCTCTCCACTATGAGTACCGGTATTGGATTACAGGACGCCTTGACCTCTTCATTACTCATTCAATACATTAATTACAATATTTATTCTACCATGGCTTGGACTACTCAACAATTATCATCCATTACATCTACATCAGCAACAAAACAGGAGTTGGCAAACTTTAGCACATCTATCAATACAGCATTGCTTAGCACATCCGCAGGTTTGTCAGGAGAAATTACAGATACATACAATTTTATAGAAGATGTGAGTACGTCTATAATTGTAGTGAATAATGCGCTGCTCAGTACATCTATAAATCTTCAAACAAGTATCGCTGATATATCAGGAGCAATTGTAAATATTAGTAGCAGCATCGGTACACTTTCAGGCGAGTTAAGTAGCTTTAAACACTATACATCAAGTGCCATTAACTCTTTATCAGGTGAAGTATCATCAATCTATTTTATTACAGCACAAAATACCGCCAATATTAGCAGTCTCAACCAACAAGTAAGTATAATCACGACGAGTAGTATCTTAGAAGGTATTTATGCGTCATTTATTGAATTAGAACAATATACTGTAAATTTAATTAATAGTACAAATACAGCCTATGTATATTATCTTTCTACCGCATTATCAACGCAAACGGCTATAATTGACCATATTGTTACATCAAGTGTATATGGCGCTGTATCTACTCTAACTTATGTAGTGTCAACCGCGTTATATACTCTATCGGGTGAAATCTCCACTGCGCTCTATTCATTATCCGGTGAAATCTCCACTGCGCTCTATTCATTATCAGGTGAAATCTCAACTATTGCGGCAAATGCGACCGCCGCCGTCTCCTCCGTGAATGCGGTACAACTGATTCAACTCAATTCCAGTAATTTTACCGGCTTGCTTGATCTCGTGAATTACCGTAATTTTACGATTCAAGTCAATAATATTGCCGATTTAGCCAATAGCACCTACCGTATATCATTTAATCCAACAACACTCTCAAATGCTACTCTTCAACAGGGTGTAATTTTACTGGATATTAGTACAAATACACAGGGATATACCCAAAACAATAATCTATTGGCGCTTGATTTGAACCGATGGGGAATTATCAATAATGCCACCTATTCTCAGTTTCCAATGCTTGCGGATAGTGCCTATAAAATGGAATACATCTATAGTGTCTATAATAGTAATGTATATACAAGTTTGACAAATATCTGGCCTTACCAAAATACATTTAACTTGAACGTATCATCTATTAATGATAATACAGTATTGGATCCCAGTGGTGTAAATATTTACTCTACGGGAACGGTGCTTGATCTAACATGGCAAATGTATCTATTTAGTACATTTGTAACCGGATTTTCGTCCTTTGTCAACGTAGATGTTGATATTAGCGGAGCGCTCATTCAGACCTATGGTCCATACTTTTATACTCAAAGCAGTATTCAAATTGCGATGCCCGATGGTGGTTATCCTTCAGGAACCGGTTACGTATCAGCCACCTTTGTATCCTATGTTGTAGGTGAGCCCGCACAAGGCTCGGTTGTTTATGGCGCCGCCTATTATCCATAATTTTCTAACAAAAGGGTAAATGGGTGCTGCTGTTTCGGCTATCGCCCCTCGCCTCATCATTCCAGGATTTTTTATAGGTCAAAAGGTGAAACAGGGCGGCTCGTGGGATAGTATTGCCGTTTCCTCCGCATTCACCATCTTTTTTATTACATCTGTTCTGACGGCATTCTCCGCTTCGCCCGCACTCTCCATAATTCCCAGCATCGCCTGTATTGCGTATTCGCAAATCATGGCACATCCCGAAGACTCTGACCGCTGGCGTCATAGTGATTGGTTGCTCACCACCCCCCTAATGTTAGCAGCACTTCTCTACGCAAACGATGTACCTCTTGCCGTTATTTTGCCTATGATTGCCTGCGACCTGTTGATGATTGTCGCCGGCTACCTCGGCACGAAGACAAAGGACCCACTTGAATCCAAAGGCTATTTCGCCCTCGGTATGCTCGCCTTTTTGCCAATTATTGCTATTTTACTCCAGCAGACAAAAACAAAACTCGCTATCTATTTAACTCTTGCGGTATGGTCCCTCTATCCTATTGTATATTGGATGGAAGAGTACTCAAAGATAGATAAAATGTATACTACAATTTCTTACGCTATAATGGATGTGGTGGCAAAGGTTGGTTTGGTCTATCTTTTACACATTTGAAGGGTTATCGGCAGTGAGAGGTTAAAGGTTAAACGCTGTTATAAAAAATAACTGATTCTATGGAAGCCCGCCATCCAATTACTGGAAAACCCATACGTATCTTACGTTCTGAGTCACATATTACCTCAGACCGTAAAAATCTTCTATGGGCACGAGCCTCCTTCGGAAAAGGTGCCCGTTGGGGTCGTTGGCATTGTGTTGTCAATGAACCTGCCGCGATTGAGGTTGTCGGTGCTTCCGCACTTGTGGCGGTCATCATTGCTGCCAATGCGGACGTAGATGCCTGGATGGCTGTACTACCGGCTGTGCTTTCCAACAATACAGAATGTCTGCTTGTGGCTCCGTCGGCGATTATAGAATCTCTTGCGGATCGTGGTCTACGATGGGACCATACATTGGTGATGGAAGAACTCCACGATGACTACCCGTTTTTAGGCGAGCCGGTGCGAAGTGAGGACTCGGTTGAGAAGGTGATTCTCTGCCTCGCGCATTTACTGCGTATGAACGTGGTGACGTGGTCGTCTGCCGGCGATCGTGAAGGGCTGGACCTTGGCACCCGTATTGTGTATGATGCCTGGGCACGTTCTATGGAAACTGTGCGACTCGTCTCTGTTGCGTCGGATTCCGATGACTCCATCATTCCGCAGACGTGGCTCATTCAACAGTACTTTCGGCATCCGACCGCACGACGGGCACGTGAAATTCGTCTATGTTTAGAAAAGAATGTAGAATGTCCATGGATTGACCATATTCTGCTTCTAAACGAAGTGGAGTATAGCGACTTGCCTTCGAGCGATAAAATTGTACAGGTTGTTCTCGGTAAGCGTCTGCGATACTACGATGTCTTTATGGCGATACAAGAGCGTGTGCCCGCTGGGGCGTTCGTTATCTTCTCCAACTCGGATATCTGGTTCAATGAGACGCTGTCATATCTATGGAAGATTTCTCTCGCAGAGAATCGGCTCTTTCTGGCGTTGCTCCGTTGGGAAGATACGAGTGGAGCAGGAGCACCTACCATCTTTGGTCCACGTGCCGATTCCCAAGATACGTGGATTCTCGCCCGTGATGCGATGAACTTCACACCGACCGAAGAGGAGCTCGGCTTTCCGTTCGGTCAATCCGGTTGCGATAACGTTATTACGGTTGTAATGCTTCGGCATAAGTTCCTTGTAGTAAATCCCGCCTATTCTATTAAAACTATACATCTCCACAATTCCAATATCCGTAATTACGAGCCGAAGGATGTTCTCTACCGCCCTGCGTTTCTCTATGTTGACCCCACCCCCATTCAATCTATGCGTATCTGTAAAAATCTGAATTCGGTGGGAAAACTCCCCGTTGCGATGGAGTCTATGTGGAATCGCACCGCATTCCGCAAGTCTTTTCCTCGCCCAATTCTCTCTGTATCCGAATCTGCTCCGAAGGCGATTTGTACAATGCTGCGGCATACCGGCGACGGCGACGGAGTTGATTTATACAACTTTCAAGCCGGCGAACAAAATATGTATACACCCAAGCCCGATGCTCTGCCGCTCTATCATTTTCAGGGTGGTAAATTCGTCAACCGCCAAGGACTGATTAGCTCGTTCAAGGATATCTTCGTTGGTCAGCATAAGGAGTGGGTGAGTGCGTGGGAAGCGGCTCGTGTTAGCAATATGATGTCGTCCATTCATGTACCGTCTATCATCTCCATTCCTATTGCGGATGAATGTAAGACGACCCTCAGTCAGTGGATTTTACACTATTTGCCTAAAGTTCTAACAATTCGGCGACTACTCAAGTCGTGTAATCTGACGGTCCCTGAATTCCTAGTACCGCAACTTGCCGATATTACACCGTTTCTACGCGATTGCGTATGGTCTTCGGCGGAGAAGGGCAATATCACTCTTGTGCCGATGATGGATGATATGAACTATTATTCCGAGGATGTATGGGCTTTGCCACCGTCTGCCGAGCACTCGCTCGTTTCGGCGGAAGATATTATGCTGCTGCGTGAGCTTATTGAGCCGGTGGACGAAGAGCCCTCTATGCCCGTTGCGGTATTCTGTGTAGATGATGCTCCTGATGCGGTCTGTACACGGGAATGGGCGGAATCGGTTGCGGAATATATCTTTGCGAAGGGCTGGATTATTCGCTATGTATCGGTGACTGATACAGCGTCGGTGCGCCGACGAGCATTTGCCCACGCCTCGTGGATTTTTGGCTCCGCTGCGTCCTCTGGACTCGACTATATCTGGCTGGCACCTGCCGGCGCCTATGTAATGGAATTTAACTATGCCGAGAAGCCCCGTGGTGACCGTATTCATCTTGCCGGTGCGGCTGAACTCAACTATGTATGCGGTCTCATTCAGCGTGAGCCGATTGAGGTCCGCCGACAAAATGCGCTCCTCGAAGTGGGTGCCGCGGTTAAGAAATTCGGTTTCAAGGATATGCTCAAAGTGATTCGTGATAAGGCAGCGGCTACGGGTAATAAGATACCACGTATTCTTGTGCCCACCGGTAAGGCACTTGAAGGAATATGGTCACATAGCGGTGATACATTTCGTGAAATGGTGGATATTTGGGCGGAGCGTGAATATATAACTGTAGAGAAGACCGAGGATAGTGGCTATTGTTGGTGGGGTGCGATTGGGGAGGTTCTCTTATACGACCGCCCCACTGCGCGCTGGTGGTCATCGCCGCCTTCGTACCAGATGGCTATGTTCGGTAATTGTGCGCCACCTGGTCCTGATACCCATAAATTACGTCAGTCGGTCTGGGGTTTCTGGCCACGCTCACCGCGTGCCATTGAATCCATCGTCGCCAGTAAGAAGAATCTGCTCGGTTACACAAAGCGTACAATCTCTTCGCTGTTTTTGGGTAAGATTGAAAATGGTGTACAGCAGAAGAACCGTACCCAGCATGATTGGAGCAAATGCGTAGAGCTCTTTTCTATGCCGATTGATAGCACTGGCGCACCCTACCCTTATACGCAGACCGAATATCTGAATAAACTCTGCCATGCGCGCTTTGGTCTCTGCCTACCTGGTTTTGGTCCCAAGTGTAACCGTGAAATTGAGTACTTCGCCTGCGGTGTCGTACCGATCGTAACGGACGGTGTAGATATGAAGGGATATCTTGTAGCACCCAAGGAGGGAGTTCACTACTTCAGAGCATCTACGCCCGCTGATGTCTCACGTATTGTAAAAGAGACGTCGGTAGAAACATGGTCTAAGATGTCTATTGCTGGTCGTGAATGGTGGCAGTCGTATTGCTCGGCTGAGGGACTGTTTCGGCTCACTTGGACACGTATTGAACAGTGCCGTCCTTTCTTCAACGTCGGTATTCCTAAACTGTTCCCTTTACACTAGAGCGTGGTTGGTTTAAACATGATTTTGTAAAGTTCATCAAATGGACTATACAAAAATAGCAAATGACCGTTATTCGGCGGGTGTATTCATCAATAAACCTACCGATGGTCCTAAGATTGAGGTTGTTTTGAATAGAACTTTCTCAAACACCGTGCCTACTATATCGGTCGTAACCCCTATTTACAATCAGGAGGCAATCATTGAACGCAATCTACGTTCGGTGCTAAATACTGTGACAGAGATGCCGTACGAAATGATTCTTATTGTAGATTCCTGCTCCGATAGAACAGAAGAAATTGTGCGTGAAATGTTTAGTCTAGGAGAGTTTCCTGCGCTTCTAACAAATGTGGTGGTGATGCGGTCGTTGGCACCACTCTTTGAGACCGCCGCCGATAATCTCGGCTTTCTATGTAGCCGCGGCGAATACATCTTGGAGATTCAGGCAGATATGATGATGATTGAACGGGGATTCAATATGGCACTCCTTCGTCCGTTTTTAAAGATGAACGATCTAATTGCCGTGAGCGGTCGTTGTTGTCACGGGTTGACCTACGGCGATGGGGTCGGCAAAATGGGAGTAGCGGTAGAGGCGCCGCTTGATCCGCAGCTTAACCGTGGCGTCATTTACATTGGTGAAACGTGTAATCGTGGTCCTATCATGCTTCGGCGAAGTATGGTAGCGGCACTAGAGTATTTAGACGAAATCAATTACTTCTTGGACTACAGTGAGCACGACTTATTTACTCGTGCTCGTGTGTTGCGCTCTTGGCTCTGCGGATATGTGCCCATGGAGTTTATATCACCGTGTAGCGACGGCTCAACCCGCAAAGCACGCGACCCTGTCAATGAAGCGGTGTATGCCGCTAAATCGGCAGTTTATGGACGCCGAGAAGGATTCATGTATAAATGGCTGTTGACGTCGCCTGAGCCGTTTCCGATTCGTGTTATTCCAATCCAATAAGTCGGCGATAAGCGTTTAGAGGCTTATGGGCTTTGAATTTCTTCGTAAATTCGTCAAACCACATACGAAACGAGACACATTCAAATGCGGTGGTAGAAAACCAGTGCGTATGAATGGACTGTAGTGGTTTGCCGTCGTAGCGAATGCCAATGCTTTGGTCGTTACGGAAAATGCTGAAACGGGCTTGAATTTCACGTTGTGGAGTCGTTGATTGCTGCATGCGCCACCAGCCAAAATTCACCTGGGCTGGAAACTCGTACACGGCGTCCTTGGGTAGCGAGTTAGCGAGGTCTTCTAGTGCCGCCTGCTCATAGAATCGGCTCTGATGCCCTAGTTCTTTCCACTTCGGTAGAAGGGCTGCCGATTTGAACCACATATAACCCGCATTATACTTACCGTATCGGGCTTCATCGGTTGGGCGAATCATATGCTGTGAAAGGGCGAGCTCCGTTTGGGCTGGAATTGTAGGAAGGGGTGCTAGGTGTGAAATATCGGCGTCTAAAAACCACGCCGGCTCATCTGGATGTACGGCGAACATCCACTCTAGAACCGCCGCCTTCTCATACGTATAATCTTTGAACAGAGAATCGTAAATGGTGCCCTTGGTGCGTTCCATTTGGGGGCGCTTGAGCCCTTTATATTGGTCCATTGCCTGTTTTGTATGAATGGTAAGTTTGGACTTAATTTGTTCGGTGGGAGTGTCAGAGTCGGTGTATACGAAAAGCTCTGCTGTAGGGTGCCATTGCTCTAATGTTTTTACGAAGAGGGTGAAATCTTCTAGGGCTTCCTTTCCGGTGACAATGAGACCAATGCGCGGAGTAGACATAATTATACACTTTTTGCGTGTGGAGTTTAGACCAATGAATATTGGTAGAACAATGCCGGTTTGTAAATATTTACCCTAAGTAGGAATGTCATTCAACGGACCCAAACCGCCTCCTAGTATTCCCGCACCTCGGTTAGGTCCGCTTGGCATAATGCCAAATGAGCAAAACAATCTTATTCGATCCGTATATTTAGCGTCTGGGGCTGAAAATGAGCCGGTAAATAATAATAATAATTATTCTCGTTTTTTTAATGCGACCTATAATGTATCAAGACAACCACCATTACCATCAGGACCACCGTCTGAATCTACACCACCTATCGGTCTGGTTGAACCTAATAAACTTATTGAAGCGATGTTGAGAGGAGATAGAGTATATATAAATAGATTTCCTGAAAACGAGCGGGAGTTTATCCGTTACTTTATGAAGTTATTTCGCGATCAGTACAAAATTCGTTATTTTTTTAAAGATAGCAACGGAAGACGTTTGGACGACCCATATTATTGGATTAGTCGTAGAAATACACGTAGAAGCAAAAAAGAGCGTCGCGCTAAGACACGCAGACATCGTTAATCAAAAATATTTAGTAGTTTTATTACTATTTATTTTTTTGTTTTTTTGTTTTTATTTTTATTTTTTTTAATTAAGAGCGAAACATCATTTTAGCACGGTCTGCTGCATTGCTGAACCATTCATCTCGTTCGGTGTCCTCCATAATAACCTTTGAATCCGGTGAGGATATAGTATGACTACCAATGGCAGTTAGACGCTCAAGGGGTACCAACGGAGGCGGTGGAAGTGAACCTCGTCGCTTAGAGAAGAATACCGATGGCTTGCGAGAAGCGGGTGCTGGAAGAGGTTCCAGTTGTACCGGACTTGAACATCCATCTTTACAAGTATCACACCAACAGATATACTCGTAATTCTTGAATTCTGTCGTACATCCGCACTCTGAGCATCCCCATTCTTTTGGATTAAATGCGAGGATTTTTGCTAAAGCTCGTAGAGTCTCGTCCGTACGGTAAATTGGAAAGTCTTCCATTCCTGGTTTACAGATTAGGAAATTATTGGTCGCTGGATCCCAGTTGACTGCGGAGAATCCTCCATCATAGTCTGGAATAGTTGCGACGGGCGCGAGTTTATGTAATGGGGCGCCACTGGTGCTATAGCAGTTGGCATGAGTTTCACCCTGCTCTTCATAATAGACATCGTCCTTATAACGTTCATGGTAGTCTGGGTGACAACAATCGTGTAGGGAGGAATTCGACATTTGGATTTGTAGGAATTAGAGAAAATAGGAAGTAGGAATAGCGGCGGGGGCGCTTTTAGCTTACGGATGGAGGTCATCTTCAATTTTTTCGAAGTCATTTTACCGACGGAGATTATCTTCAATTTTTTTAAAGTCATTCTTGTGATTCTGCGGGTGCGGGTGCGGGTGCGGGCTCGGATTCTGGTGCGGGTGCCGGTGCGGGTGCGGGCTCGGATTCTGGTGCGGATGCCAATGAAGAAACCGCCGTATCATTCGTATGTGTGACCTCCGCTTTATGACCCGCTATTGTGCTCATAGCCGCGGTAATAGCTTGACTGACATCATCGGGTGTAGGATTCGCATTTCCTGTGCTATTAATATGAGCGATTGCTTGTGCAATTAAATCGTTCGTTGATGTGGGTGATAGTATAGATTGTGGAGCAGACTCAGGTACCGACTCGATTACAACCTCAGGTGCCTGTTCTTGTTCGGGTGTCGCTAATGCCTCCGCATCCGCCTTTGCTTGTGCCTCTGCCTTTTCGGCTGCCTCAGCATCCGCCTTTGCTTGTGCCTCTGCTGCTTCAGCAGCCGCCTTTGCTTGTGCCTCTGCCTTTTCGGCTGCCTCTAACTCTGCCTTCGCCTGTGCCTCTGCTGCTGCCTTCGCTTCCTCCTCCGCCTTAGCCACTGCCTCAGCCTCCGCTGCCGCCTTCGCATCTGCTTCTGCCTGTGCGGCTACCTTGGCGGCTGCTTCCTCTTCAGCCTGTGCCTTGGCGAGTGCTTCGGCATCATTTGCCGCCTTCGCCGCTGCTTCTGCCTCTTGCGCAGCCTTTAATGCCGCTTCTGCCTCTGCGGCGACCTTCGCCTCCGCATCCGCCTTCGCCTTTGCCTCTGCTTCAGCGGCTGCGGCTGCCTCTGCTTCCGCTCTCGCCTTCGCTTCAGCGACTGCCTTCGCTTCTGCCTCCGCTCTCGCCTTCAACTCTAACTCTTTCGCCACCTTTGCATTCTCTGCTGCGACTCGTGCCTCAGACTTTGCCTGCTCCTCTAAAAGATGGTTTTGTGCCGCAACCTCTTGGTGTCCAAACGGACGAGATCCACCATAATGGTCACGGAAGTGATGTGACATAGCCGCACGGCGTTTAAAATAAGCACTAGCGTTCATTCTACTCTATAAATATTTATTTATCTACGATGTTTACGAGATTTACGGTATTCTGTTTTTACCCCTTTACGGGTCCGTCTTCGGCGACCACCTGTTTTTGGGCAGAAACTGGAGAAACGTGTATCCATGAATAATGCTTTCCCCTTATCTCCGTTGCTTGGTGGAAATCTAGATGCAATAATTTCGTACGATCCGTTTGGTATAATCTCATCAATAACTTGTTGGAAAAGAATATCTCTTGCGCCCCCGTTATTTGTCAAGACCGCAATATGAACCCCACTTTGAGCAACCTCCTTTAGCCATTCAGTTATCATGGTATACCGTTCTTGCCCGCCAAGATAAAAAATCGCAATATCTTTCGGTTTTATGAAAAGATTATGTAATAGATTCTGTCTCGGAGCATTTTTAAAAAACATTTGTAAAGTGCTTTGTCCTGGAAACTCAATACCATCAAACTGACTTAGGGTCTGGTCCCAGTCTAATAATAAAATACGATTACCGGTAGTTGTTCTCTTCCATTCATAATACTTATCAATATCATCTTGTTGTATACCAGATTCGGGATGATATTTTGGTATAATTTTAAAGTGTTTTAAATATGATACATATCCATTGTTTAGCTTAATGTTTGAATGTTCATTATATTCTTCGTACAACGAATCCATTAAATTTTTTAATGGACCAGGTGTAAGAACTTTGTGGGAAAAAGTCATGTTATTTTTTGTATAAAAATTAGTTTTATACGAGTATTTCACAGTTGATTCTGTATCATTTACCTTTACAAGTGTTATATTGGGACACTTTGCTTTGACATCGTCAAGGTATCCTTGATCGTTGTCAAAAAAAATAGCAGCATCAAACTTTGCCATCTTATTTATAATTTAGTTTTTATTTGTAATTGTCTTAATTATATCTGTAATATCTGCCTGCGATGGATTCGTATTACCAGATTTTAAAAGTTCTAGAATTGCGGATGCGATAACATTATTACTAAACGATTCGGATGGTACTTCAACCGTTACCTTAATCGCCGGCAAAGGTTCATTTGGAGGGGGCTCTGGGATAGATACTTGTTCTGGAGCTGGAGCAGGTGCTGCTACAGCTTTATTTGCGGGTTTTGCTAAGGGTTTTACTGCGGGTTTTGGTTTTACTACGGGTTTTGCTACGGGATTTGGTTTTACTGCGGATTTTGCTTCTGGTTTTGGTTTTGCCGCAGGTTTTGGTTTTGGTTTTGCTTCTGGTTTTGGTTTTGCTTCTGGTTTTGGTTTTGCTGCGGGTTTTGGTGGCGGCATTCTACATGGGTCCAATTTATCGCTCCGCAATCATTAAACGCTGTTTCAAACGGGCATGTGCTGCCGAATGGTCCACATCTCTCGCCGCCAGCCGTTGCTGTCTCTGTACCTCTGCCGCTTCTCGTGCTTGCGTAAACATAGATACCGCACGGGTTTCCTCCTCAGACATAGAAGGAGGTGCCGACTTATACGCCCGCTCCGCCTCCGCCATCGTCTTCGGACGTCCATCTAGGCTTACACCCGCAATATCCTGACTAAATGTAGACCCCTCGCTATAGGCGTACTTGAGGTCAGTGTATCCAATACCACCCGCTGCGCCCGTAATTGCCGTTGTAGATTTTGTGTACTGTTCGGGTCGCCCTGCGCCCAACTCCGTACCAAATCCAGGAGCCAGTATCATTTCTGATGGAGGTCGGTACTTCGATAATTGGTTTTGCGGTGCCGCTGCCGCCCTCTTCGCCTCCTCCTCAAATGTACGATTGAATACATCCGCATTGTACTTACCCTTCATCGCCGCCTGGGTTCCACGGCTGTTATCCTGATCCTTCAGCCAATCACCATATCCATCATCCTTATCAGGATCCGGTAGCTTATTCTCTTCAAACAGTTTATTGAAGACATTCATATCAAGTTTCTTCGGGTTGAGGGCGACCGGTGGTGCGTCTTCCAACTTCATAGCATTCTTATCCGCCGCTGCGGTCGGATTGATACCACGAGCGCGCATCGCCTCCTCAGGAGTCACCGAGACTGAAAAACGTACATCCTTACCGTCCTTACCGGTCTTTGGTATGAGTTTTTCCAAGATTTCTTGAATATAGAGGAAGGCACGAGTCACTGCGTCAAACAGTTCAGGCGATCCACCTTTATCAGGGTGAGTCTTCACTGCCGCACGCTTATATGCCGACTTAAGAAGTTCATGGGTGAGAGGTTTGGAGTCATCTATGCCAAGGAGTTGATACGCTTCGTGTAAGTAGTCCATCGCTCTTCTAGGTGGAGGGGCTTTTGCTAATGTAGTTGTGTTGGGCGGGGAGTCATGAATACGCATAACCGGTGTTGCGTGTTGTGGCTGTGTGGAAATTTGTCTTAGGGGCGGCGGGGCTTGTGTTTGTTGAGGTTGCGGATAAGGCCAAGGATAGAATTCGCCACGACGTTGAGCCGCAATCCAGCCGAGCAAGGCTCCGTAGAGTCCCATACGCTTTGCCGTATTTACATACTCCTGTCCTTCAAACAATGTCTCAATCATCTGTATCCGGGCTGGGACCGAATCTAGAGAGCTCAGATTCTGCCATATACGAATATGCCGTGGGTCAACTGTTGATTGAGCGGCGCCCATTACTTAGGGGGCTGAAGGTTTTCTTGATGGTTAACCGCGGGATTGGAGGTTTTGCTAAAAGTCCGTATCGGTTGTTGACGGCTTTATGGTTTTTGATAGGAACTCTTCCAGTTGGGCGTTGTGCTGAGTAATAAACTCTGCGATGACGTTGCCGTCTTGTAGCACCCGAAGCGTCGGTAGTTTCTTCACGGCGTCTACGTCAATCTTCTCCACATCCTCGTCAATATCGTATGTTTTGATGGGAATGGCGTACTTTGCCGCCTGCTCTAAGACCTTCGGTTTTACCACTTTACAGGGGGCACACCAGGACGCGCCAATGTATTCCAGTTCGTATGCGGACATTTTTGGCGGATTGTTTTGGGTGTTATGGGTGCTCATTTTTTTCGTTGGGTTTGGTAGGGTATGTCTTCAGCGGGGGACATTTTTTCTATGAGTGATGAGCAACTAAAGGCTGAATTAAGGCGCCTTAATATACCGATGGGTGGAGCCGGTGATTATAATAGAGAACGCGCTATTCAAAAACTTATAGAACACTACTCAATAGTACCTATAGCAGCGGCGCCTGGTTATGAATCACCTACAGGTTTAACAAATCTATCAAGTGTGTCAGCATCACAGACTCAGTCTCATCCCAGTAGTACAGAACGACCTAAGCTTACTAATTCAGAGCAACGTAAACAAGAAAACATAACACGAGGAGCAGTAACAACATTGATGAAGGCACTAAGAAATACTGGTGATGAATATGATGATGATGATGATGATGATAATGATGATGATGAAGTCGAATTACAATTTTCTGTAGATGAGATTGGATATTCTGAACCTGATGATGATAATCTTTATACTGAAGCATATTTGTTAGGATTATCCCAAGATATACAAATCGGAGATGATACGGTTCTGGGTTATTTATATGATATCAGTGAAGGAGATGAAGCCTCAAACGATGGAAAATCAGTCGTTGAAAATTTAATAAATCGTTTTGCGGATGAAATTACAGAAGATGTAAAAGTGGCATCTTACAGACCATTGGACGATTCAGTTATATCAGAGCCTAGTGAATCAAGTAGTGTTTTATCAAAGTGTAGTGCTACAGGTGTACTTCATTTATTAGCACAAGCAGCGGCATCCTTAGAAACTGAAACTGTTGTTGCTCCTGCTGTTGCTCCTGCTGTTCCTGATGCTACTCGTCCAAGATCAACACGAGTAATTGTACCTCCAAAACGCTTGATAAATGAAATTTCTAAAATTTCAAGCCCGAAACGGCGGCGTACACCTTGTGTAATACCTACATATCATTTAAATTCTAACTCAGGTTCTGCTAAAGTCGCTGAATTCACCGAGTCACAAAATACTCAAGCAACTCAAGCACGTAAGACATTAAAAGAATTGACAAAAATACGCATAGAGCACAATCGTGCGCCATCGCAAGCGAAAAAAATACATGGGGACTACGCCGATGGTATAAATGGTAAGTCTATATGTAGTTTATGCGGATTTACTTTGGAACAAAGACAACCACTTGATAAAGTTGGGACAAAATGGTCTTACGACCATACTATACCAGTAAATCTTGTTGCCCTTTATTTTCGTATTATTTGCTCAGGTAATAAATACTCTAAGGATGAAGTGGAAATTATGAGTCATTTAGGAGATGTCTCCTGTTGGAATTGTAATTATACAAAAAGTCAAGCGCGGTTTATTAGTATACCACATGTTGGTCCTGCTATTCCTCGTGAAACAGAAATTGAAAATTTTTTAAAAAAATTATTAGATGGTACAGGTAGAGACGCTCTAACAAGAGATGGAAACTCAACACTAAAAATTGCTATCAGCAAAATTAATGTAGGTAGAACATATGATGACAGAGAGAAATATTGGAAAGAAATACAAACAGAAAATCTTATAAGAAAAGTAAAGAAGATTTGTGAATTATTAAATAAATTTGTAGATATTAAAAAGGCACAGCAAAAATTACAAAGCCTCCGCAAACATATAAGAGAATGTCAAGCAGTAGCAAAAAGAAATGAAGTCTTAAAATTGCCTGCCTTCAAACAAATTTTATCAAGTCTATCTAGTTATTTTCCTTGGAAAGAAGAACACAGGACGAAATTGGAAAAAAATAGACAATCTATAAATAAACTAACATACGATTTTCCATTTGATACACAAAATCCAGAAATTTATAAAGGATTTGGAGAATTAAAACCAGATGTATCTGAAGCAACATCAGGAGTAGTTCGTGGGCGTTTCTTTAATATTTCTAATAGTTCATCACCAAAACGTCCTAAACATCCTTCCCTTCCTCCATCTCCAAATACACGTCGTCGTTTACGCCGTTATAAACAGCGCAAAACACTCAAAAAACGTAAAGGTCGCCGACAAACTAGGCGTCGAGCATAACTTCAATCCACGTCTTAATCTGCGTTGGTTGAATGAGTGGAATCAACGGCTCGCACTCCCATAAAATCTTTCTACCCAACGAGAACAATTCCCATTGGATAGGAAAAGCGTGCGGATACAGTGTTGGCAAGGCTTGGAACTCTTTCGGCAGCAGGTGAAACGACCTCTGCGGCAACACCATCGCCAATTGCTCCTCTGGCTTCAATGGAGTCCTTGGCGTGGCTGGGGTTTCTAACAATGGTGGTGGAGTAGTGCTGAGGTATGCGGCGACCGTTTCAGTGCGCGGAGGCAAGTACCACGGATAGTACCAATGGAGGTCAAAGGGCGCGCCTGAATAGTAGGCGAGGGTCCAAGCGAGTGAATTGAGATACTGTTGTGTGGCTTTCTGGGGGTCGGCACCCATTAGAGCATGCTCATCATAGATTTGGCGCCAGTCTGATTTTAGAATCCACGAGGGCTTCTCTTTGTCCTCAAGTTGAATCTGCGTAGCAAAGACCTTTTCCGCCGCCCATGTGATGGGCTGATCGTTATAACGTGCCATTGCCTGGTCCTCTGGCTCCTTTGACGCCGTCATACCTGGGCGAGCATTGAGTTTCTTCGACGTCGACCTGAGAATCTGTTGCTCCTCGGTCTTCGCCACCCGTTGGAAAAGGTCTGTAAGTGTGGCTTGATTATACTGCCAGTGGGCTGGGGTGGCTGGGGTGGCTGGGGTAGTTTGTTGAACAAACGGAGTTACAAGATGGTCACGGTACATACGAAGGAGTGCTTCAATGCCATCATCCTTAATCTTAAGTACCATGCCGTGGGGTACAAAGTCGTTGCCCAAGAGGCTCATGAGTCCTACAAAATCTCTTAAGAACTCTGGTTTTGGCTGAGATTTGGACTTTTGATACTTATCGTATAGGGCATCGGCAAGTTGGTCGGTAAGGAGATACAGAAACTTCTCGTCGCCTAGAGCGTCCGTTTTTACCGACCCGTTAAACTCCATCTCTTCGCGGAAAAGGCTCAGGGTGGTACCGAGGGTGGCGTTTGCCCATAGAGAAAGTACGATTAAGTCGGCGTCCAAACCGTAAATTACAGCGGTTTTTGGCTGGTGTTTGCGGATGTACTCCATAATCTTCTGCTCTCCCTCGCCTGGCTCGTCCGCTGGAGTGACCACTGTGACGGGATTTGTGTGAGTTTTGCCGAACTGACGTAGAGCGAACGATAGGTTCTTCATAAACTGTGTGCCTGGTGTAATAGCATTTGTATCCCACCGTGGCTGCGCTTCATATTTAACACCACGTGCTTCCGCACGAATCTTCGCTTCCTCTTCCGCCTGAACTGCGGACCGAAACCGACGTAGACGCTGCTGCTTAATCTTCGCCATCGGTGCTACTCCGTCCACCGCAATATATAGAGTTTGCGTGGGGTTGACGATTTGGGTCATTTGCTTGATATAGGCAATTACCTCAACGATAAGGTCCGCTTCCCATTTTGCCTTAATTTGTGGAGTATACGGCGTTTTCTTCTGTACCTTTCGTACACAGTAGTAAATCGCACAGTTAAGATCCAACCCAAAAAACTCCGGTGGTGCTGGGGCGGCAGGGGTGGTGACGCCCGCAATAGTTTGTATTATGTGCTTATAGAAGGAGGGGATTCCCATGGCTGTTCCTGAAAAAAAGACGCTTGACGCTGTGACAGCCTTATTTAAATTTGGTGCCGATGGGTTTAAGTACAATCTACAAACATTTCCCGATACAATCTCGGCTGCCGCTTTCTTATTTACTATTCTATTTCAATCACCACCCCTGGGAGCTCTAACAGGTAGTATATTAGCCCTCAATGTGATTACCCCTATGCTTCAAAAATTCTTATCTAGCTTTATTGGTGACGCAGCGATTGTCAATAATGAATCGGACCGTCGGTGCTCTGGTCATTTTCCCGGTGTATCATTTGAACGTATTCTACAACTAAGTAATACTAAGTCGTTTAGCGACCTGGACCACAACGGCGTTCCAAGTTATTACTCCCTATTCTTGGGCTTCTTATCGGCGTATGTAGGAGCGCTGCCTATTATTTATCATAAGGAAATATCGTATTCTCCACGTCGTCAGGCGTCCACGACCTACGGTATCGTCATTCTCGTTCTGGTCGTCTTGATGTGCTCGGTCTATCGGTTGATGTTCTCATGTGAGAATGCGATTAGTTTGATTGTCGGACTCGTAGCAGGTGCGTTGGTCGGTATCTTCTTAGTCGGATTCTTGGCGTATATCTCCGACCGCCGCCTCACCAACATCCTCGCCTTCCCACTCATCCGTAATCGTGCCGCCGACGGCAAACCGATCTACGTCTGCGAAAAGGCGTTGAAGAAGCCGGCGCCCACTTGTGTCAAGCCAATGAACCAGAAAGAGGCGACTTCGCTACAGTCTCTACGTGCTACGATTGAGCGCGGTAGCCAACGAGTCGGTATACCCATATCGCCCGATAAACTTGACGAATTTGCGACGTTTTACGCAAATAATGCCGACCCGAATACTGGGCTAATGGACGGACAGGCACAGAATCAATCACTTACAATACTCGGTATTACTATGGAACAATTACAACAGATTCAGGCAGCAGGAAAATAGAAATAGAGAACAAGGAGGATGAGTGTAGTGCGATTACGCCAATTTTTACTCGGTTTATATCATGACCTCCCGAATGTACTCTTTACCGGTTCATTTGTACTCGGCTCTATTACCGGCTACCTACCACTCGTATGGGTCTCTATGGGCTTGATTCTCAATGGTTTAATCGTTAGCGCTGTACAACAAGGGCTCGTATTTGTATGGCCGACGTGGAATCAGATTGTAGTACCCGAAAACGGTGCCTGCCAGATTCTATCAACCGGCAAGGTGGGTGCCGGTGAAACAACGATTATAGCACCGAGTGCGTGGCTCGCTTCCGCCGTCTTCTTTGCCACCTTCATCATCTATAATTCAGTGATGCTCGCCATGATGCCGGTTGCGAAAGGAGCGAGTCAGGAGAAGGCGGATATTCGTCAAGCCTTTACCCTAACAACCATCATTATCGGCGTTGTCTTTTTCCTACTTTTATTAATGCGTGGATTCAGCGGTTGCGAATCCTACCTCGGTGGATCACTCGGTGTTCTCATCGGCGCAGGATTATCTATCGGTTTCTGGAATATCCTCAATGCGTGTGGAGGTGCGGCACGTGTTGGTATGGTACCAGATATATTACAGGTCGTCAATTCTATGGCACCACCCGGCGAGGAGACAGTGCCCGTTGTTTGTGCCGCCTAGTTGGGTCCGCCTGATACTAGTCCTATAATAAGTGATGTATCATTACGCCATTCACGGAAAGCGGCACCGGTAATCTGTTGTAACACAATCGGCTCCCATTCCGCATGAATATCTCGTAAAATACGACCCGTTTCGCTAATTATATCTGAACGAACTTTATCTACATAGAGTGCGTTGAGTAATTCCAGAGGAAATTCAGGCTTGCCATTCCGCTCATTGACAGCATTATGTAATGCCCAAATATTATAGATCATTCGTTCCTTAATCTCTGGACCCTTTACCAAGTGTAAATTCTTATTTGTGAATAACGCTCGGTGTTTGAGATACTCTGCCAAATGTCCACGGCATATGGGACACGGCATGACATCCGAGAGTGTTTTCAACAACTTCTTCCATAAAAATGGTAGATCCGTTCTATCACTTAACCACGCCAAATTATGTAGTACCCGCCATACTTTTGGTCCCCACGAATCTTTAGAACCGGGCTTTGCCATTTACTACGCAGGCGAAAAATTTGAATGTGTCTATCCGCACTACGGTGATAAGTAACAACCAATGGAGGTCGTTCAACGAATTCCTACTGGACTGTGGGAAAACCTACAAGAGGTCCTATGGCGCATGGATGCCACTTTCCTACGAGATGTGTCGCAGATAACAAAAATTCCATACAACGATTTACGAAAAGTCATTCCTACACGCGGTGTCACCACCCGAATTTCTACAGATGGACAGGAGCCCTGGTGGGTGGGGCTGACATGCCGTATGACAGTACGACGTTCCGGTGGAATGTGGCTTCGCTGCGGCGGAACCGCCTTTGAAGGCGCCTGTTGTTTCAAACATAGAGGGTTTGATGGTCGTGAAGAGGAACGGCTGCCCGATGGGCTCTTGCCCTACGATTCTGTGTCGCTGATTGGACTACCTCGTCGTCTACCCATTCGGATTGAAGGAGTCGTCTATTGGGCGTGTGAAGGGACGCAATTCTCCGAGCTCTATGATATGGACGGTAACGTTGTAAAAGGGCTGATGGTCAACTATGCTTTGCGATGGATTCTAGAAACTGACAAAAATTGAATTTCGTTATTGGTCGTAGTATTTTTTACCAAGAAATAGTAACGTAAATGGAGGAACTCTTCAAGGCTGCTATAATAACGAAGTCGCTGAAGAAAAAACCGTCTAAGAGATCAAAATTCCAAAAGAAGCGGCATTATGAAAAGAAGAAACAGACGTCTACTATTCATTGTCCTGTTCCTAAATACATTATGAAACAATGGATTGATGGTCTGGCTGGTAAGCCTAAGGCTCCTGTTCCAGGGTGTATTTCGCTTCTGTACTGCCGAAAGGAAGATTATAGTCCCTGGCTTTATAATACGATTACGGCTATATATCGTAAACGTACTGAATGGTATACTCTTATTAGCGATATGTGGACCGGTCCTAAACTCGTCGAATCTGGTATGCCAAGTACGCTCAAGCATTCAAATCCATTCTTCTATAATCAGGCTATATCAACGCATCTAGATAAACTTATATGTTTGAATATTGCTCTACGTATGGCTATTCTAAAGTATGTTCAGCGGCGACTTCTAAAAAAAATGGACCAACGGGTAGTCGGCGAGGACGACCTTCATACGACTACAGCGATTCCCGCAAATATGACCGTCGCCGTATACGATTTCAAGACTCGTGCCAAATATCTATTTCACACAAATACAATACTTAAAATGATTTTATCGTCGCTGCGATATTGTGCGTATGGAATTGCATCACCAAAGCCACCTAAGAATCCTTACACAAATTTGGAATGGACGAAGCCGCAACTAATGTCCATCACTCAGCAAATGATTTGTAACCTGGCAAGAATTCATCGTATTCCGCCGCCGATGTTTCTCAACTATTACAATTGTAATTATGTTATTTCGGTCTTTGCGAAATTTTGTGAAAAAGAACTCGGTGTCCACGCCGCCGCCGAACTCTTCAAACTCAAGGACGACCCAACAACCCAGGATATCTATGGAGAAACCATTGATGAAATCATAGAAGAACAAGATATGCATATATCGGCACGTATGCGCAGTATGATTATTGAACGGAAACTGACCGATATACTACAAAATAGATGGGATTCTATTGTAATGGCTATATGGATTTATACTAATATTAATATACTCCATAACGATTATAAATTTTATGAAGATATGATTGACGATTTCCGAAAATTATATGATGAGACTCGTATATTTATGTATGATACAATGCGTAGAACGCGTCATCCACGTCCGCCGAATGAAACCTCCCTCGCACGTACATACGCGCTCAACGTTCTTATCGACGCCGCTATATACACAGAGAATGTTCTTGAATTGAACGAGGAACCGCCACTCACCGTAAATCTTTGAGACGACTAGGAGGGATGGACATGAAGTCATATCAGCACGCAGACCTTATTTTGCCCCGGTTGTGGCTCGGTAATAAACGATCCTCCACCGACCCTGATTTTTTGAAGGGTGCCGGTATCACCACGGTGTTCAACTGTACCAAGGACTTACCATTTTCACCCCTAATTAAGCGCAAGTATCGTGTGCCGGTGGATGATAATTTACAACCGGCGGAAATCAAAAATATGGCGGACTGGTCACCTGAAATCGTCTACAAAGTCATCAATGAATATAAAAACGGTTCGGTCATATTGATCCATTGTTACGCAGGCATGCAACGGTCCGCTGCTGTTATGGCAATGTCAATCATCGCATTATCAGGTCATCGCACATCGGATATAATACCTTACATCCGTTCTCAGCGTGAAGTCGCCTTCTTTCCTGAAGCGAACTTTTTACAATCTATCCTTGAATTTGAAAAGTACTATTTTTTAGCGCGAAATGACCACGGGGACCGGCGTAATTAGTTCGTGAAAGACTGGTGCCCACGGATTTACCTCAGGCTGGTAATTCTGGGCGTGTGGATGGCTCTTCTCTCGCTCCGCTACCAGCCATTCGTCTGGAATATCAAGCGGAAAGTTGTGTTGGAAGAAATCCTGATAGAGTTGCTCCGATTCGCACCGAATATGTCCCTTTGTGTCCAGGTCAATTTGATATCGGTCACGCTCTTGGTTCCAGTAAGTGCTCTCTTCAAAGATGAAATTCGGCTGTCCAATGAGTTTTGTTGGAGCGGTCGGCGGAACATTCCAGCGGTTGCGTGCTTCTGGATGGATATAAATGACTCGTCCTGAAGGGACCGGCTCCTGTAGGATAATTTCCATCGGCGGCGGCGGATATGCTAGAATATACATTGCGTGTTCAAGGATTTGCCCGTGGAGATGCGGGTGCTGGGCAAACTTGAGGAGCTCTAGCGGGGTGCCCATCGCCTGTAGAAAACTCCAAAAGGCACTTGGATGCGCAAGAAGAGGACGAGTAAGCAGATACGCGCGCCAACACTGCTTATTCTGTAGTGCGTGTTGAATGTGCTGATAAAATGCTCCACACTCGGCATCGGTCCAGCCCGCCGGCTTGGCGTGCCATTCTCTTGGCGGCGCATAGCTGCCCGTTGGGGGTGGCGGGTAGTCGCCGACTAACGTATAGGGCGGGCGTATGAGTGGAGCTGGAGTAAAGGAGGCAAGGAGAACATCGTAACGGTGAGAACGCCAAGCCGTAAACCGCTGCGGAGTAAGGTCTTTGTCCGGTTGTGCTAACAGCCAGGCAAAGCCAAGAACTTTATGAGCAAGCTCGGTTTCTAGACTCAGAAGAAGTTCATTAAGAATGGTCAAGGCTAGAGGAACATTACATTCTTCTAGGGACAGGAGGAGGGAGGCGGCGAGGTCTTGGACCTCGTATAAGTTCTTAGAGAGCGGCATGGTGCTTTCGGCTTAAAGAAAATGCGGAGCCTTCAATTTTGTTTTTATCAAGTAGGGATGGATATTTTGGTGGCGTGCCACAACGAAGCCGAAGATGGACCACTATTTCTATTTTATCCACCGCGCTTTGATACTCCTGTACGATTTGAACTTGATTTTGTAGATCCTTATACCTCAAATCGTAAATGGAGTGATTACGGTCCTGAGTCCAAAACGATGATTTGGACGCAGCACTGCCCGATTTATGCTCCATTCTCACGCGTAACCCCAATCGGCTACTCAGTCTTCATTAATCTCTTTGATGATGGTTGGAAGATTCTCAAACCAGGTGGCACAATTGTTATACCTTTAGGTCATGATTTTTTGGAAAAAGGTATGAGTACTGAGAAAGCATTAGACAATTTCAAAACGTTTCTAAAGCGAATATTAACGAAAAAACATCCGTGGGAATCGTCGGTAGTTCGCAGAGAGGATATGCCATTTATAGTGTCCGCACCATTTGAAGATGAAGTTTGTAACAGATTTGTTGTATTTAAAAAACCGATGGAAATGAATAATACGCGTAAGACGCATAAGACGCGTAAGACGCGTAAGAATCATAAGCGCCGTCGCACCTAAAAAGTATACCGCCGAATGAAGCGAATAAGCCCCCGTAAAATCAAAAATATTTTTATTTTGTTTTTGATTTTTTGGGTTTCTAAGCGTAACGACCTAACAATAGACTGGTAGTTGGTGTTTAGATTGGGGATTAAATATCATCAATATTAAGCTCGCTGTCGGCGACTGGCTCACGGTGCGCGAGACGATTTGCGCCCAGTTTGGCACGGAGTTCTTCGTCGCTGGACTCCTTTTCGTCATCACCGCTCTTCTTCTCTTCTTCGTCGTCGTAGCCGAACTCAAAGCCGCCATCGTTGGCACCACTGGGACCGCCAGCAACGCCGCCACCGTCGTTCGTCATCCAATCAGGGATGGCACCCTCCTGCCGTAGTTTACCCGCCTGCTTGGATGTGAGGATGGCAACAACGTCAAAGTGCTCGCCTGCGACTGCGGACGCATCGGGATCGTAGTCCTCGCCGACGAAGATTGCGACGACATCCTTTACGGTGATAGGAGTCGCACCACGGCGACCCAGAATATTTGGAATACGGGCATTCAACTCCTTGATGCCGTGCTTGTAGGGAATTGCAACAGAAATATGACCTTGACCCAGCATCTTGGTCACGCGCGCAAATATGACACCCTCTGAGGTGCCATTGATAGCTGCCACCGCACGCTTACTATTAATTGCTTGGCGCTCGGTACCGGAAACACGACCCTTCTTAGAACGAGGCATGGTTGCTTGATATGTATGAAGGAAAGAAAGAAGTAGGATACAGAAAGAGTTTGGAGGAAGGAGGGGCAAAGGAAGGGACGAAGGAAGGCAGAGGCTAATTATGACCTACAATCAAAAAGAATCTGTCAATTTTTTCGTTTTAGATATTTGTGGGGTTTAGAAAGCCGTACGCTGCTGTGCCATAGAACGGGTTACACGTGGGCTGGGGCTGCGCTTATCGGTCTGAGTAGAGTAGCTGTATGACGCGTAAGTTGGCTCAGTGCGAATGGATCCAGTTACTTCCGTTGGCCACGAGTTGAATAGAGAGCGGACCTGGGCATAGAATGTATCCATGTAGAAACGAACATTCGATGACTTGATCATCACCGACGTGTAACCAGGGACGTCAATCTGGACGAAGTCACACGAGGCACTATCATAGTCAAGCGATTCTAGGAAACGCTCAATGTAGGGGAAGAGCTCAGAATGTACGAGAGAACGTTCAGAACGAACGCCGATCGTATTCTGAGTAAAGACAGCCGTAAAGTTGGTGCTGCCATCCGTGGGGCGAATGACGAGCTTATCATCGGGATGACCGTTCTTCTGGAGAATAATCATGATCGCGGCAGACTTGGGGACACCATTGTAGTTAAAACGGCAAGGGGGTGAAGACGACATAATGAGGGGAATGATTGCCGACGGAAGAGATTTTTGCTCGCGTCAATTTTTATCGGTTTGGGGGTAAATGTTCATGTCCTTCACCATCGCCTCAAAAATATTCGGTGTCTGTTTGAGCGGAAGTTGCTCTACAAATGTATTAAATGCTATTGTATCCTTCGGTAAGCAAGCACCCGCTGGACCCCTCAGATGCTCATTACAGTGTAAATATTCGGTGTCTACCGATTTTCTCTCTTCTAAATTTTTGATAATTGTATTATAATTTACATTTTTTTGCTTACAAATCTCGTAAAATGCGTTGGCGAATAAAATTTTCTGCGTATTATAAAGATTTTGAAAGTATTTTGTGAGTTCCGCTTCGGTAGGGTGAACCTGGGATATCTTACAATTGAGTGGTTGGTACATGGCGGCGATGGCAGCGGCGGCGGCGGAATCCTCCGTTCCTATAATACATACATTCGCCGCCTTGATATCGGCATAGCCTTGCCGTTCCTTTAAAAATTCTGGGCATACGGCAATACGGAGTTTGTATTTTTCGGCGAGAGCTAGCGTGGTGCCTGGTATTACCGTACTCTTGATACAGACGACGCCTTGGTAGTTATGGGTGCTGAGAGAGTGAATAGCAGATTCTACAATACTTATATCACATTCGTTTTGAGGGGTCAAGGGTGTAGGAACGGCGACGACGACAATATCGGTGGTGAGTATATCTTCTATACGAGTGTTAGGGAACTTAATATCATAGAACGATGTTGTATGATATTCGGTAAATACGTCATAGAGGGCTTTGCCGACTTTGCCTAGCCCAATAAATCCTATCTTCATTCTGTTGGTGTAGTATATTTTAGTGCTGTATTTATATACTCGGCACTGAAAATACGAAGTTTCGTCGCCGAATTTTGGACACTATGACCTATAATAAATCGGTCGTTCTCTATCATAAATCCGTAGGCAAATTCTCGGTCCGCCTCTAGTTGAAACCATTCTGAATATTTTATCAGATTCATGCGTTTGTCAAAAACGACAAAGGCGTGTCTATACCGGCGGTTTTTATGATAATGAACAATAAACCAGAGTTGGTCGTTGTATTCTACGGCGCACGATGACCCACACATACTATTAAAATCGTTCGGCATTTTGCGCTCTTCTAGTATAGTGAGTTCGTGCGTTTCAAAATTAATATCACATATTTGTAACGGATACCATCGGTAAATTACACATAATTTAGAATTATAATTGACAAATGACCAATTCTTCTCTACACGAAATTCGGTTTTGAACTTGGGTTGTATATGTTGTCTATCAAAGTTCGTTCCATTAAACACTCCTGATACGACCACGACCCTCATTAATTTATTAAGATATACGGCTAAGTAATAAAGTTGGTTTTCGTATACAAAAAGTCGTATATCTTCATATCCACCATTTGGATGAGGTCCTGAGACATAACCGTCGTCTATTAATTTGGTCTCCTTGACGTTAAAATCACAGGTTAGGGTGATAAGTTGATTGAGATTACGCCATAAGGGCGGACCGAGGCAACGGGAGAGCACAAGATACTCGTCTGCGTTAGCTGGATTTCGAACAATAGATGGAGAAGAAGACTTGAATAGAAGATGTTGATAGGTAAATTTGTTCGATAGATCTACAATTTGGTCGGCGACCAACTTCGGACATGCCGGTATCATCTTATCTAGGACGCACGCTAAAAAAGCCGAAATAAAATCTAGCGGCGGTTAAATGCCTTGTTCCCGTTGTGCGAAGCCCACCATTGATGCGCCCTCTATTGATGATTGGGGTCCAACTCTGTGGGCGATTTTACACGGATTTGCTGAGCAATCGGGGCAAAATGAGGATGAGCGGCAACTCTGGATTTCTATATTTGAGGGGCTGCCCAAGATAGTTCCTTGCCCCGAATGTGCTAAGCATATAACTGGGTGGCTCAAGACCCATCCCGTTGTTCGGTTACGCAAAATACCTATAGCGACGTTACACGATTGGGTTGTCGGATATATTTACGACTTACACGAGGCGGTCAATGAGCGTCTAGGAAAACCGTCGTTTCCTAAGGCGATGTTAACCGAAACGTACGGATCGTTTAATCTAGTTATCAAAATGGAATCCCTCAAACGGTTTCTTGAAAAACTCATCGGCATTTCAGGAACCGGTATGTTATCGTGGAAGACGTGGGAGGGGTTTGTGCTTCGGCTACTCACACTCTATAGCTTAGCGGGACACTGCCCTACGTGTAGATGAGCGGCGGCGTCGCTTCGGCGTCATCGCCGATTGTTTACGGGCGGTATTGAGACGATTCGCCTGATTAGAGGCAATCGCCCGTGCTAATATTATACGCTGCTCCTCGGCGGCTTTCGGTACAAATGCTCTACCGGTAAGTCGTAATCGTACAGGTGGAGGGAGTCTACCAATACGACGTGTAGAGTTGGTTTTTAGTGGCTCTATACGGCGACGTGTGATGGTCGTTGCTTTTCTAACAACCGGATGTTCCTTGTTAAAAAAGCTAGTAAGTCTGTTTAAAAAACCGGACATTCCTACTATAGGGTGTCTAATATCGCGCCTTTTCAGCGGGGCTGAGGGCACGCCACTTCTCGCCAATCTTACGGGCAACCGCTACAACGTTGCTGCGGAGAGATGGGTTTTCGCGGAGAATCTCAGGGCGTGTCTTCTGGGCGAACTTCATGTAGCCATTGAGCTTCTTGCCGCCGCGCTGCTTGCGGGTATTCTTACGGCTGTTCTTGTGGTTATTCTTACGTGTGCGGTTTGCCATTCTATACTCAGGGGGTTGATTTTTGTTAAAACTCGGCGAGCCTTCGCCACTAAAATTCAGCGTCCGTCGCAAAGGTCATCTGCTCCGTCGTTCTACCGACTCCCGCCTTGGAATAATTGCTGACGCGCTTCTCAAAGAAGTTATCCTTGCCCTCCAGGGAGATGCGCTCCATAAACGGAAACGGATTCGCCGTATTCCAAATCTTCGGATAGCCCAGTTGAACGAGGAGTCTATCGGCTACAAATTCTAGATACTGACTCATCATCTTCGCATTCATGCCGATAAGTCCGCAAGGGAGAGACTCCGTAATAAACTCCTTCTCACACTTGACCGCTTCACGAATCATCTTATGTGCCTTTGTCTTGCTTAGTTTTGTCTGGAGCATGCTGTATAGTAGGCAGGCGAACTCTGTATGCATACCCTCGTCACGTGAGATAAACTCGTTGGATGTGGTAAGTCCAGGCATGAGACCACGCTCCTTGAGCCAGAAGATAGAGCAGAACGCTCCGCTAAAGAAGATACCCTCTACTGCCGCAAATGCCATTAGACGCGAGGCAAAGTCCGCTTCATCCGATTCCATCCATTGAATCGCCCATTCCGCCTTCTTCTTGACGCACGGAATGGTCTCAATCGCCTTGAGCAAATGGGTCTTCTCCGTTTGGTCCTTAATATACGTATCAATCAGCAATGAGTACACTTCACTTTGTCCGGTTAGAATTCCATTAAATACACCCTTATGATGTATAGGCTCGTTAAAACAATAGGTCGGGCTCATTTTATTTAAGTCCTCTACACCCTTAATTCGTATGAGTTTCTTCTTTTCGGAAACGGGATTTGTGCTTAGAACAAGTCGCTTAGGACTAAAGCCAATAGCACGAAGTTTTTGTACAGCATTACATGTAATATAGAGAACATAGATTGCCTTACAACTGTAATTCTTTTCACCACCCTTTCCATCAGGCATTAACTTTTCACACTCTTCCCTATTGAGTTTAATGTTTGTTACAATGCCTAGAGTTGTAAGCATTAGTTGTACATTCTTGAGATAATCTAACTGAACACAGCCAATTTGTATAGAAGTATCACCACCCACGCTGAGTTTCGCACAACCATCTGCATCTGCGTAACCCTCTAGCCAGCGTAGTTTGGTATCTATACTATAATTAATAGGCACAAAGAACTTCGGCTTATTGATACAGTTTGTAAGATAGCATGCAGTAATATCACCATCAGTCCTACTCTTAGATACTACAAGGTGTTCAAGTAGGTTCTTCTTCTCACCGTATAGACGAATAAATGGATATTCATTCACATAATTTCCATCACCACAGAAGAATCCGTGCGTATAGGGATTTTTAAACTCATCTATATCTGAAATGTCTACAATCGGTGTTTCCCATCCCATTAGTATATCATCAACCTTGAGGTCTTTTGTTATAATACGTTCCTCGTGGCATCGCTCAGGATGAAGAACAGGTCCTACCCTGACTAACCATTTGTGACCATCCGTACAGTCTAGTGACATTCCATTATCCAGATGTACACGATAAATCTTAGAACTATCTGATGTTTTACGAACTGTAACATTACTAAACTCGGAGCCATTCCATACATCTACAGCTGTATCAGTTAGCGTACCAATAGGAAAGTAGCCAGTTTTAGTCAGAATAGGAGTCTCGGGCGTTACACAGTGGATGTTCTCCATAGCAATCTGAAACCCATAGAAGCAGCGCGCCTCTGGAATCTGTACCTGCTTCATAAAGTTCATCGCTAAGTTCTCATTAACGATACCATCACTGGCGGCAAAGAATGCCAAGACGTGACTAATGAAATGACGCTCGTCCTTATTGAGACTATCCCAATCCTTACGGTCTCTCGAGAGGTCTAACTCCTCCGCAGTCCAGAAACTACCTTCCGCTTTCTTATACATTTCCCATACCTTCTGGTTTGCAATAGGAAAGATTACAAAACGATTTGGATTTGGTTGTAAAATTGGTTCCGTCTTAGGAAAACGGCGGCGTGTAATCACTTGGAACGCCTCTTCCTTTTGCTGGCTACCGCGGGCGCCTAACGATCCACTATCCACTGACGTGGAACGACGACGGGGAACTATGATATCAGGAGGAGTTGATACAGCGTTCATTGCCGGTACTTTATTCTGCGATTTCATTTTGCCGGGGTTGAATGCGTTTTGTGAAATTTAGCAGTTGTGTAGGCTTACGTCATTTTTTTTCCCTCGGGACGAACAAAATTGAGCGTGGTTTGGCGAAGGTAAGGGAGGGGCATTACTCCTTAGTTAAGATGACGAGTGTTGGACTAAGTACTTGGCTTCTTGGTATTGGTGGCTATGCTGGTCTCTTTGGTTCTCTCGCCCTGTTCTATCTCTATCCCGCTTTTCCACGTAAGTATGTACCAGTTCTCTGTGTCGTACCCATTGCGAGTGCCGCCGCCCTTTACACCTTCTTTCAAATTCTTTACCTAACACTAGAATTTGTCGTTCTAGTTCTTCAGTCAATGCTCAATGAACATATTACCGTTGCGCTCATCTCTACGACATTCATTGGCGGACAAGTTCTACTCATCGGGTATGTTGTATACAAAAATAACTATCTGAATCGTATTGTTCTCAATCACGCAGTTGATGAAGAGACTGAAGGCGAAGACGAAGGCGAAGACGAAGGCGAATACGAAGGTGAAGATGAAGAACTACAACCTGAAGATGTTGATAGCGGCGCTGATGCGGATAATGAAGATGGAGTGAATCTCAGTGCTGTACCTAAGTGTAATGGTTGCGATGATGAATGTACTAAGTGTATGCCGCCCCTTGTTTCTACTAGTGCCGCGACCGGACTCAGCGGTGAAGTCATTGCCGATGTTGTATGCGAAAACGGTGTCTGCCGCATCAATAATGTAACAACAACCAGCCAGGCATGGAAGGATATGCTCGCCGAAGAGGGCGTCAAGATTGATTAAATAAGAACTTTACGAAGACGAACCAACAGTTTCAAGAAGGTCGTCTCGGTTTCTGGGATTTCAAACAATAAGGAGAGTGGCTTGTTGACACGGATGGCGCCCTCTGGGCTCACCAATTTTTCAGCAAATATATAGTTTTTTACAGCGCTGACGATATCCTTATACGGATAACGCTTGGTGAGGTCAATATTCGGCAAACCGGGCGGCTTCACAGCGAATGTTTGATGGCGAAACGGAGACGATTCTAGAAAAGCGGGGTCTCTGAATTGTTCCAAGGCGAGTTCTATGATGGGTTTTTCAATCGTTTTCATATGTGTATCAATATGACTCAAATTATTGACGAGCGACTCAATCGTCTCGGTCATTTCCTCTAGATCGCACTCCATTTCAAATAGATTCATAAGTTTTGCCGTCTTGCTTGTAGTACCGGTTGAATTCGTACCGGCGGTGGAGGATGACTCGTAGCCCTCTGACTCTGCGTCGCTCATATCTACCAGGAACGGTTATTCCTCGTGGATATCTTCATTTTTTATGGGTTACGGAGGGGCTCATGGCTCATGGCTCTTTGCGAATACGGCTCGCCAGCCAACTTACCGGACTGTGAATCTCGCCCCGCCAAAACCACGCATACGTCGGCAACGGCTGCTCCGTCTGTTCCTTTGCTGCGCGCACGGCGTACCACCAATGGCGGGGAATGAGAATGGTATTGCCTGGGCGTAACTTAATCTCAATATACTTCACATCACCGATCCACGGAATCTCTTTCGTCGTCTGTATCCAGGGATCCTTACCGATAATATCATCCGCGTCTTTGGCAGGAATGGCACCCTCATGGGCAATCCATAACTCTAATGGTGTACCATCGGTCGAGACAATCGCCGTAAAATCGGCAACGCCTTTACGAAGTCCCATAACATCGTTCTGTTGATAAATATACGGAGTCGGTGTCTGGGTAGGAACGGTGTACCATTGATGGAAACCCTCCGCCGCCCAGTGCTCAAAATTATTCCGAAGTTTGATTGAGTCGGCGATGTTAGCAAGGCTCGTAGGAGTCGTATTATTTGGCGTCTGGAGCCATACGTTCCACGGAGTTTTGAACTTCTTGCCCTCACTATCCTCAACTATAAGTTCCCACGTCTTGTTCGCCGTTTTATTATATGCCCAGTTGCCCAACCAATGCTTCGGTAGGCTACGAATGACGATTGGTAATTGTTCGTTCATCATCTCCTTCCAATTTGCGTCAGGTACGTAATCCTTCTGTAAAATCTGAAACTCATGAATGGCGCCGCGATATGCCACAACGGCTATTCCAAAAATCAATAAGACCAGGAAGAGCAATTCAAATATCATCTCCTGGAATTACGCCGTGACTTTTTACGTGAGGCTACTCCGCGGTTGGGTAAGCAATTATCCCACAGACCGGGTAAGAAATTGCCGCTCATAATATGACGGATTTCCTTGCGACTTAGGACTTTTCGTGTACGATTTTTTACGTTACCGTGGTTATTGAGTATTTCACGTAACTTATACCCTTTTCCATTATTGATAGAAACTACATCGTGAGTAGTAGGCATACCAGACGCCGCATGGACCTTTTCACTGTGAAAGACCTCTTTAAGCATTCTGGTATGGGCGGTGATTATAATTCTGCGTCTATGTTGATACTATGTAAAATTGTAGTATGAATAATCATAAATTTCGGAAGCATGAGAATAAAAAATATTCCAAATGGGTATATTTGTAAATATATCATAATATACGATAGTAATATTGCTGAAGCATAGGGTAAAGGACAGGTGTTATTCAGATTGAACGATAACCAATATTTTGCGTACAACTTTTTATTTTTCACGTGGTACAAAAAATTTATGTAATATGTTAGATAACACGCAAAAATTCCGGTGGACATACCAAAAAATAATATATTTGGGAATGTTTCTGGCGAAATTTTTATTAAATCAAACGCATTAAGTAATTTTTCTTTTGTTGTGTCTTGATTCATTATAATGTAAATATAATTGGATAGAACAATTGGAATATATGGCTTTGATAATAAAAACCATACTTGGTCGTGTTCAATATTTGGTATATTTTCTAACGGATGTTTTAGTGGCATATTGTAATGTTCAAGACATAGTTGGCACTGGCGAATAAAATCAGGATTCTCTGTTGTTCTTCTCCATTGTTTCAAACATTGGAGATGAATATATTTAATACTACCTGTACACCTACAAGGGGTAATAAGGGGGTCTGTAGGAGAGGCTGGATCAAAACAAAATCGGCAGCCGGGTGTGCCGTCCTGACGGACTGGGTCCATCTAAGGGGTATGAGAAAAAATAATTTTAATGAGCAGCGGGTGGGTAGTAACCTGTGTTATTGGTGATGGTCTCGGTAATCGCCTATTTCAAATCGCTGCTATGCTCGGCTACGCTGAACGACACGGGCATCGGGCGGTCTTCGTAAAGGAATGGGTGAAGGCGAACTCTGCGCAGCCTGGTGGGGAGCGAGTATGTGATTACTTTCCTGAAATTCCAACAATTGGTGAGGAGTCGTTGGTTGGGATGAAATGGACCGAGCTGCGCGAGGATTTCGTGGACGCAATGACTTACCATGAGCTGCCTCACGTGGCGGGCAATGTTAAGTTGTGTGGGGCATTCCAGTCCGAGCGATACTTTCCTAGCGGGGGCGTTCGGTTGGCTAGAGTGATGGCTAGTGATTGGGGCGAGAGGGTGCCCACGGTCTTTCTACACGTCCGTCGTGGCGATTATCTCCACCCGTTCAATCATCACCACTACGTGGAACTCTCTTCGTACTACGAGCGGGCGTTGTCGCTTTTTGAGGAGGCGTACGTTGTTGTATGCTCCGACGATTTGGCGTGGTGTAAGTCCGTTCTGCCTTCACGGCATCCTGCTATTCGTGCGGATAGATGGATTTGGTTCTCTGGCGATGAGTACGAGACGCTTTCGGCGATGATGGGATGTACTCTTGGCGGCATCTGCGCAAATAGTACGTTCTCGTGGTGGGGGGCTTACTTGGGTCGTGGGAATGGTAAGCTTGTGACGATGCCTGCGCTATGGATTCAGGATAGGGTGGGATTTCCTAAGGCGGTTGATATTTACCCCGCTTGGGCAGAGCGGATGGCGGTTTAGCCCTGCGAAGCAGGCAGAACCCTCTCGTCCGAAGGCGAGAGGGTTTAGAGCATGACAAATTTAGACTTTGTAATTAGATGAGTGGTCCGACAGGTGATACAGGCGCAACAGGGGTAACGGGAGCAACGGGAGAAACGGGGGCAACGGGTATTAGTGGTGAAACGGGACCTACTGGATGGACTGGCGATACGGGTGCCACAGGACCCACGGGTATGACAGGTGATACGGGTGCCACGGGTGTCACGGGTGATACAGGACCCACGGGTATGACGGGCGATACAGGACCCACTGGTATGACGGGCGATACGGGTGCCACGGGTGCTACGGGTGCCACAGGACCTACAGGTTCTTCTGGTGATACGGGTACCACAGGACCTACGGGTTCTTCTGGTGATACGGGTGCGACAGGACCCACAGGTATGACAGGTAATACGGGTGCCACGGGTACTACGGGTGCCACAGGACCTACAGGTTCTTCTGGTGATACAGGTGCCACAGGACCCACGGGTTCTTCTGGTGATACGGGTGCCACAGGACCCACAGGTTCTTCTGGTGCTACAGGCGACACTGGACCCACTGGTGCCACCGGTCCGCTCTATACAATTCAGGAACTTCAAAATTCGCAAGTTGGTAAGATTCAACAAGAAACTACAGATACTGCTACACTCAGTGCCATTCTGTATCCGAATATAGGAGTTCTGAATCCTACGTTTCAAACATGGGCATCACTCGGTTATCCTCCGCTCTACACCTTGCTCACTATGCCACTGCTACATCCATCTCCCTGCTCCGATGGTGTTACGCGTGATATGTACGACTATTGCTCGTGGCTTCTAGGAGTTGACCTTGGCGCACAAGTGACCCAGTTTGATTCCTACTTTGGAGGAATTAGTATGTCATACGGATTCCTCGGCAATACGCTTATAATTTATATGAGTGCCGACGCTGTTCCTAACGTCAATGTTGTATCGTATATCAGTACTATAAATTAGATTTAAGGTGCGAATTTCTTAAACGGGTGTGTAGTTGGCAATGAGGACGCTAATCCCCATTTCCATGCTAAGTATCCTTCTACCTGCTGGCGTTGGGATAAGGTGAGTAATGAATTATAGAAAATGACTTCCATTTCATATCCAATATAGTAATAACTTGCACTGTAGTAATCGGTTCCTAAATAGGTCGTAGTTCCAGCAGTGAATGCAGATGCTGTTGTATTGGAATATATCGTTCCGCCGTTTTGGGATATGCTTGTAGTTAATCCATTCACTTGACCTGTTATAATAACTGTTGTTCCAGATGTGTACGTTGAAGCCGGCATAGATGCCATTCCTGTCCATGTCACCTCGTTATTCAAATAGGAAACTGCGCCCACACCAGCACCACCTCCAGCATATCCTCCAGATAACGATCTGGCACCTTGTGGTCCACCAATGACCATATTGTTATTGCCACTTGGACTTGGATTATTGAATACAACAAACATTGTTTCTAGAGAGGGAGCCGCTGTGTAGGACGTCACGTAACCCGTATTTGACGCTGTACAATATATTGCTTTATTTGCCGTTGAATAGGTTCCAGCAATCTTACCAGACGCAACCGTTGCGTTATATCCATTTCCAGATTTATCGTACCATGTGCTCACTGTTGTTCCATTGGCAGGCGGAACACCCGTAGCATTTGGATCTGTACCATCTAACCACATTTGTAGTCCAGAAATAGTTTTTGGGCTGAATACGGTACTGAAGGATGGTAATGTTCTGCCTGGATGACCGCTAGCAAGAGAGGATATGAGTCCATATTTCCAAGCCAAATATGCCTCTACCTGTTGGCGTTGTCCTGTTGATAAGACCGAATTGTAGATAATTACTTCTGACATATATAAAATACCTGTAAATCCAGACGGATAATCAACTCCTAAGCTGAGTTGTGTAAATGTCTCACCGGTAACACCCATTGATTTACTTCCAATAGATGCACCATTTTGCCAACCTGCCATCAGCCCTGATGAAGAGGTATCTTGACGTGTGACTATTGTAGTTGTATTCATACCGACTGATCCTCCTATACCTCCAATACCAGAATAGTCCATTTGTAGAAGATTATTAGCAGTATAGTTTTGTTTCAGATGTGTGGGTCCTTGGTGTCCTGAAAATACATACACGCCAGATGTTTGTGTCATATATACAACATAAAAATAAGTAGAATCTGTTACAACGACGTTTGTTCGAAGTCCGTTTGTCTGACTACCACTAAAATAAATGGATGGATAGCCTATTCCTGATGTATTATAGGTCATTGCCGTTTCTGATGATGTAGCATTATTCGCATTACCTGATTTATCAGCCCAATACTGGACTTGTTGTCCTGCAGCGGTTACCGCAGTTGTGCCGGCGGTATTTTGAAATAAGGTTGTCAAATCATACGCATCCAACCACAACAGGCAACCCGTAATATCTACCGGTTGGAAGGGGCGATTGTACACCGGTGTTGGAATCGTTGTGACGGTGAGCGCAGTATTCCATTTGCGTTGGAGATAAGAATTTACCTTGGCAATTTGAGCGGTTGATAAGGCAGAATTGTAAATAACAAGTTCGTAAATAGTCGCAGTTAAAGCATTATAGAAGGTTCCGCTAATCACACCAGCACCACCCAACCATGCCCATGTAGATGCCGTATCGGTTGTACTTTCTGTACCTGTAAATACCTGGACACCATTATAATATCCAGTATATGTCGCACCTGTAGTTTTAGTAAGACATACTACAAATGGATTTGTTGGAAGACCGGCTGAAAATACAGGTTCAGGTACAGTATCTTCTGGTAAATACGCACATATATAAGAACTATTATAACCTCCTAAAAAAAAGGATCCTGCGTTTCCAACAGAAGTATTCATATAGTACATACCTGATGTTGATGAAGGTACAGGGCTTGCGACCATAAACATCGTATTTGTCTTAGAATATGGAACTGACATGGTAAAATACTGTACCGATGCTGCAGTAAAGGACACTCCACCAGTGCTAATAACATATGCCGGCGAATTTACACCTGTCGCATTATACCCATTGCCAGATTTATCCTTCCATGTTGTCATTGCTGTGCCTGTCATTACCATATTTGATGTATCTGCTCCATCATACCATACCACGCATCCAGTAATATCGGTTGGCAGAAATGGTGTATCAATTAACGAACCGTTTGCGGTTTGTACCGTATTTGTAATGCTCCATTTGTTCATGAGGGACGCCTCAATCTGCTGGGTTTGCGAAGTGGTGAGTGCCGAATTGTAAAAGTCTAATTCACCTAGCTGGAAGTTGGTAACACCTGAATTGACAAGGGACCCGCTACTAATCCACGCACCCAAGGTTGCGTTTGTTGCACCGGTTTGACTCTGAATCGTAAAAGTTCCATTTGTAATTGCCGCCAATACGCCATTGATGTAATAGTAGATATTTGTTCCATTACAGATAAGAGTAAGCAGTTGATTTGTGGAGGTGGTTAGTGCAGATGGTCCCGTAAAAAGCGTTCCAGCATTATATGCGTGAAAATAGAGAACGCCTGTAGTTCCTGTTGTATTTCCACCTCCACTTGATGTATAATTCGTCATAGAAAGTGCGTTATATGTATTGTTTCCATCATACTGTTTGACCATAATCCAGTTTGTAGAGCTTATAGGGTTGAATACGAGGAATAGAGTCCATGAGCTGGTGTTGTTGATGGCGGCTTGGGGCATATTCATATACGAATTGAGGGATGTACCGAGGGTGAGGTAGTTATTCGTGAGCACAGGTTGATAACTAGCTGTTGATTGTGTTATATTATACCCATTGCCCGATTTGTCGTTCATTTGGGTTACTGCCGTTATAATGGTTGTTGGATCTGCTGCGTCTAACCATAATACACAGCTTGGAATTAAGGTGGGATTTGTAATGCCTGCTGTAGGATTTGATACTGTAACACCCCATTTATTTCCTAAATACGTTTGTATTTGCTGTACCTGAGTATTTGTAAGAACTGTATTATAGACGATTATTTCATAGACATTCGATACAGATACTAAATTTCCGTATGAACTGCCTTGCCATTCACCGCCGATTGAAAATCCTTGGGCTGTACTTGAACGTGTAAGTCCACCCGCAGTATATGATGTACCTGACGCACCATTCACCCACGAATATGTTACACCTGTACTAGTACATGTATATGCGGCGATAACTGGTGGCTGTGATATAGATCCTGATGATGTATAATTTGTTATTTGACTATTAGCATAATAAAAGCGTAGATCTGGAGCAGTGGAATCTACATAAAATCCAAATCCGTCCAGCGAACCGTAACTTGTTGATGTATTGGGACGTCCTGTGAATACTGTTTGATTATTTACCGCCGTTTGAGAGAGCACAGCAATAAACATCGTGTATTGTGTCAAATTTACAGGTTTATTAACATACATATAACTTGTATTAAGTTTGACCGATGGATATGTACTATAGGGTACATAGGTTGTTATTCCACTGCCAGGTATTAAATTATAGCCATTACCTGATTTATCGTTCCATTGTACCATTGTTGTGCCCTTTGTTACCGTCGTGGCATCACTGCCATCAATCCAAAAGTTACGACCGGTCCCCCATTTTGCCATCAAATAATTTTCCACTTGTTGTCTTTGGGTCGTCGTAATCGGTCCTGTATACACGATGACTTCGCGGATGTTGCCGACGAAGTAACGGCTATTCGATGAACTTGATAAAGATATTCGTGTAGATCCAGATTGTGATGTATTGACTGTATCTATCAAATTGTAGCCTGTAGGTACAGTGGTTGTACCAGCGGACACATATGCACTAAGTACTCCATTCACGTAATATCCAGTAAGATATCCGATATCACCATTATTTCCGTTATATATTGATGTTGTATTTGTATAATATCGTATAGAATAATCACCACTTAGAATATCAGAAAACGCAAATACATACCCCCAACCTGATGAAAGTGATGTCGCTTGAGCTACAACAAATATAGCCGTAGTTGTGGTGAGAGATATATAATTCGATGTTTGTAAGATTCCGCCACTTGCGAAATTCACGCAAGGCGGTCCTGGCTGTGTAACATACGTCACTGAGCCAGCGGTGAGCGACAAGTTGTTTCCTTCACCCGATTTATCGTTCCACGTGCTAACAACCGGTACAATCGTGGTGGCGTCAGCGGCGTCTAGCCATAACTGGCAGCCGCTGATGGCGAGTGGATTCACCACGGGGGCGACGTTGCCTTGACCGGCGACTGGGATATTCCATTTCGTTCCTAGATATGACTCCACGGCTTGGCGCTGGTTGGTCGTAAGTGGTCCACTGTAGACAATAACCTCACAGATGTTGCCGATAAAGTAACGACTATTAAATGAACTTGATAATGAAAAACGTGTAGATCCTGATTGACCGGTAGGGATTGCGTCAATAAGATTATAGCCAGTGGCAAGTGAATTTGTACCTGATGTATAGGACACCCCATTCACATAAAATGTAGTACCCGCAAATCCATCATTTAGAGTTGTAGTATTAGGATAAAACCGAATTGAACTATCTCCACTATTTATATCTGAACAAGCGAAGACATAATCAAACGACGCACCTGACATTGCTGTTGCCTGACATATTACAAATATAATTGATTGTGATGCTGTAATTGTCGTATATGTTGATGTCTGTAATATTCCACCACTTGTGAAATTCACGCAAGGCTGTCCTAAATTACTCAGATAACTCACGGTGCCGGCGGTAAGTGACATGTTATTTCCGTTACCTGATTTATCCTTCCATTGATATACCGATGTTCCTGTAATGGATGTTGCATCGCTTGCGTCCAACCACAATGCGCACGTGGGAATTTGCGTCGGCTTGAACGCATATGTTATTAAATTATTCAACGTGAAATACGGATGGGTTGTCGGTAATAGGGACTGGAGTCCCCATTTTTGGGCTAAGTAACCTTCCACTTGCTGGCGCTGAATATCGGTAATGGCACCGTCAAAAATCATTGCCTCACCAAGAACAAAAGTACCAGTCGTTGAATATCCTATTGTCTGTGTGGTTGTGGCTCCTGTACCAAAAGCGGCTGGCGTATTTGTAGAATAGGGTGTTTGGGCGAGACCATTCACAAAAATACCACCGTTTGTAGAGAGTGTCGTTCCGCACATAATACTTGTGGTATTAAATATTGGATACGGTGCGGCAGTTATATAATTATAATTTCCGTTATAATTGAATTCTAAATCTGTACCGGTAGTAAGGATATAACTATCAATTGTATTAGAACCAGTACTACACATAAATCGTCTTACTGTACCTGAGGCTCCATTATTGACAATAACAAACACAGTACGGGTAGTTTGTGTGAAGGTCATAGATGGTGCGGTCATATATGCGTTTGTTCCAAACGACATCGCCGGCAGCCCATTAATATCCGCCGTTGTAGACCCAATTGTGCCTGATGTAGTGGTCGCAGTTCCGCCAGCGTATCCCTTATTTCGCCATGTTGAGATAGACGAACTTGATGTGTAAGATGACGTATCCGCCGCATCCAGCCATAAAAGGCAATTATTGACCGCTTGTGGCGCGAATGGCCACTGCTTCCTTGACAACTGTAACGCCGCCATTCCTAACTACGGGGTCCTATATTTCAAACAAGATTGCTACGCAGTCGCCTTGTTTGATATATATGAAAAAGGTTTAGAACAGAACATATGCATTACTGCTCACGCCTGTGCCTGAAATTGCGATTGTCACGCTCGTCTGGGGCGCAATAGAAATCGGGCTTACGATACTCGTGGTCGGATTGGTCACCGTGACCGATAGGTAAGTCGCTGTCGTATTGCGGAGGACCCAGTACTGACCTGCGGCGGTCGGAATGCTTGCAGGGAGCGTCAAGCCGTTGAATCCACTGTTTGTAATGTAGTAATAGTAGCCGTACGAGGGTGCGGAGAGGGTCGCCGTGGTTGCCGTAATGGACGACAAGGTGATTGGCGGCGCTGCGGCTGCGGAAATCTCGTTCGTATTCGTATTATACGCCAGGGCAATCGTGGTCGTGTTCGTGGAGCGTACGGGAGCGACGAAAAAGCCGGTGGTTGCGGGATTGACAGCCGCACCTGTAGCATTGAGCATAATAGAATTGGCGGCTTGATTGCTGTTACCCGCATAGGCACCAAGTGCAACTGCACTTGCACCTTGACTGTACTGAGCTGCATATGAACCCAAAGCAGTCGCATTTACTGCTTGATTGCTATTACCTGTATAAGTACCAATTGCAACGCTTGTTGCCTGCTGATTGGACATACCCGCATTATATCCCATCGCAACTGCAGCGTTGCTTTGCCCAGTGTATCCTGCCTGAACGCCAATCGCAATCGCAGACGAACCTCCAGTACCTTGAGTATTTGAACCAGCCTGGTATCCAATCGCAATGGAATTGGCAGTTTGGCTTGTACCACCAGCGTTGCTGCCAATTGCAATGGCGGTTGTGCCTTGGGTATTTGAGCCCGCTCCGTATCCAATAGCAACACCACCTGCTCCTTGTGTGTTATAACCTGCATACCATCCAATTCCAGTCGCAACTCCACCTTGATTTGTAACTCCCGCGGCTGGTCCGATTGCCACACCTCCGTAAGCACTACCGTTGCCCTGATTCGTTAGACCTGCCTGATAACCAATTGCCACACCACCGTTATTTTGATTGGAAAAGCCCGCCTGGTAGCCAATTCCAACTCCTACACTCACTTGACCGTAGTAGCCCGCTTGCCAGCCTATCGCAACGTTGCAATTACCCTGTGCGTTACAACCGGCGTAGTATCCAATAGCGATGGCACCCTGCGTTTGACCGCTGTATCCTGCTGCCGTACCAATCGCAATCGCATTTGTAACTTGACCTGTGTAACCCGCATTGCTACCGACGGCAATTGCCGCGGCTTGCTGATTGATAGCTGCTGTCTGATAACCAACGGCAACTGCAGCAATAGCTTGAGACTGGTATCCAGCACCCGCACCAACAGCAACTGCGTTGGATAATTGTGAAATCTGACCGGCACCACTTCCCACCGCTACAGTTTGCGTCTGCTGATTTGAACCAGCACTATAACCAATCGCAACGGCATACGTACCTTGATTTGATAATCCAGCTTGATTTCCTATTGCAACTGAATTTGAACCTTGTATGTTGGATCCTGCGGCGATACCTATCGCAACAGCACTACTGCCTTGTGTGTTGGATCCCGCATATAAACCTATCGCAATCGCACTCGCTCCTTGTGTATAATTTCCAGCATAATATCCCATTGCAACAGCAAAATCTTGTTGAGTTGTTAAACCAGATTGATCTCCTATCGCTACGCAATGACCTGAACTGTTTCCTTGTGTATTTTGTCCAGCACCACTTCCAATCGCTACGCAACCTGTTTTTTGATTTGATGCTCCAGCAGTATATCCTAATGTAACAGAATACGGACTTTGATTTGATAATCCGGCTTGATATCCAATAGCGATTGAATATGTGCCTTGTGAATTGGATCCTGCTGCCGTACCAATCGCAACCGCATTTGAAACTTGACCTGTGTAACCCGCATAATTTCCCATCGCTACTGCGTTGGTACCTTGAGAATAACTACCAGCGAATTGACCTACACCTACTGACTGTGAACCTTGCGAGTTAGAACCTGCTCCATAACCAATCGCAACTGCTGCGTTGCTTTGACTCGTATATCCAGAAAATGTACCTATTGCGATAGCCGAACTTCCACCTGTTCCCTGATTTGAATATCCAGCATTTGAACCAATTGCAACGCTTTGTAATTGTTGATTGTAAAAACCCGATTGATAACCGATCGCAACAGCACTTTGACCTTGTGTATTAGAGCCGGCTTGGGTTCCTATTGCCACTGCGTTTGCGCCTTGATTTGAGTAGCCCGCCTGATAGCCGTGTGCTTGGGCACCTGTGCCTTGATTGCTGTAACCGGCTTGGTCTCCGATAGATATCATATTGCTGAAGGTGCTGTTTGTGTAGTAGTTTGCCTGATAGCCGATTGCCACAGCATACGCTCCCAACGTCGAGAAACCGGCTGTGTTACCAATCGCAATCGCATTCGTGCCCTCGTTATTCGAACCCGCCTGGTAGCCAATCGCAATTCCATAAGAGCCTTGTAGTGTAGAACCGGCATAAGTACCTAATGCTATATTAGTATTTGTTACACCGTTTGCGTAAGGTGACCATGCTGTCCATGACTCTGGAGTGCCCGCAACCGACGCACGAATATACGTATTGCTTGTTGTATATGCGACCTGGACAACACTGCCGCCGCTAGAATCCGCCCACGGCACATTTGTAATTACCTGACAATATCCATAACCGCCACCGCCATTCAAACCAATAACCGACTGTGTCTTAAAATCCGAATAGACACCCATTCCTCTGCCTCGCAAATTGGCAACTGTATCGTTATAATTACGTGTGTCAGGTGAAGTAATACCCCATACTGGTGAATATCCAACTGTAGTTGCCACATCCGTAAGGTAATTCATGTTGTAATTAATGCTATTTGCTGTTTGCGAGTAGGTACCGCCTGAGGCAGGAATACCGTTCAACGTCAAATTACTGGTGACCGTTATATTCGCTGCAGTTGTCGTCGCACTACCAGATGTATATGTAAGATTCGCACTGCCGGCGGGGCTGCCTGAATTATTATATATAATTTGTGTATTCGCGCCGCCAATCGGTCCTGCTGGTCCCGTCGGTCCAGTTGTTCCTGCTATACCAGATGGTCCAGTTGAGCCGGTATTACCTGTTGCTCCTGCGGCACCTTGACCCGTCGGTCCTGTAGCACTCACCAGCTGACTGTACGCAATAGCTCCAGTGGTTGAAACGTAGGTAAGCACTATATTGTTATAGGTTGTTGTTGAGAGCCCTGGTGCGTAAATTGTACTATTGACCGTTAAATTCGCTAATAACTGGGTTGCTCCATACACTTGAAGAGCAGGTGACGCCGTATATGCACTATTATTAAATATTACCGGTCCATCTACCTCTAATGTTGTGAAAGCAGTGGCAACACCACCCAATGTGTAAACGGCTAAGTTTAGGAGAGCCTCTCCACCATAGGTGCCTGTAGCACCAGAACCAATTATAATCTGATCTTGTACTGTAAGTGTATTTGGTGAAGTATAGACAATAGATAATGATCCAGCAGTTGCTCCAATAAGGAAAATTAATTGTGTTAGCGTTCGTTGGACTTGGAAGTAATAATTGCCACCGCCTCCAGTAAATACATTTACTGATCCTGGACTCGTAATTGTTACATTGCCCGCATTTTGTGTAACAGTATAGTTTCCAGTGATAGTTACGAACGCAACTGATATATACGCAGGACTTCCCATACCTTGACCTACACTCGTATTCCAATTCCATACACTCGCAATATTACCAGTACCGGTAAATGTTGCTGCACCTACTGAATATGTAGGGCAATTGAGTGATTTATTACCACATACAATACCACTGACTGCGGACCACGTACCGTATGCCGATGGTGAAAAATCTGCCGCAGTTGTACCTGGCGCAGTTCCTGACGCATTAGTCGTCTGATAATACGCAAGTGTTCCATTTGTGTATGGTGCTACAACAGACCCGGTTGCTGCTGTAAGTTTCAAAAAGCATGACGAGTAATTATATGTAAATGTGGATACACCACCTGCTACTCCATTGTTATTGAAAATAACATTTGTGTTGCTGCCTGCTATAGGTCCTACAGGTCCTGTGCTACCTGTGTTACCTGTGGATCCTGTACTGCCTGTGTTGCCCGTTGGTCCTGTGGAGCCCGTGTTACCCGTTGGTCCCGTGGAGCCTGTGTTACCGGTGGGTCCAGTAGAGCCCGTGTTACCGGTGGGTCCGGTGCTGCCTGTGTTGCCCGTAGGTCCCGTGGGTCCAGTTTGTCCCTGTAGGGTATAACCGTACGCTATCTGACTCATACTATCATTGAGCGTAAACAGCGTAAAAACACCTTGGAGTGCTGAGGTTCCTGACACAAGTGAGGTAGTATAGAGTTGAACACCGTTTTTGTACCAGAACACACCTCCTGACTGCGCAGTGACAGTAAAGACATCATTCAAGGCATATGTTGAAATTGCTGTATTAATTGTGGGGTAACCGAACTGATTATTATAGTACAAGTAAACACTGCCATTTTGTAACGAAAACCCGTATGTATATGTTGGCGTTGCCACCGTATTCGTGAGGGCAAATGAGTAGTCACCTGAGCCACCGCTCACTGAGTGAGCCGCTACACGTAGCGTTAGATAAGTAGCGTTGTATGGGTATGATTCGTATGTGTACGCCTTGGATGCTAAACCGCCGTTTGCGTTTGTCGTCTTTGTAATCGTATTTGGCGGTCCAATTGTAAGATTTGTTGTATCGGCGCTGATGAGTGTGTAGAGTGCTGGACCATAGATACCAGTTGAGCCCGTGTTGCCTGTGGGTCCCGTAGAGCCCGTGTTGCCTGTGGGTCCCGTAGAGCCCGTGTTGCCTGTCGGTCCGGTGCTACCCGTGTTGCCTGTCGGTCCGGTGCTACCCGTGTTGCCTGTCGGTCCGGTGCTACCCGTGTTGCCTGTCGGTCCTGTGCTGCCCGTGCTACCCGTATTACCTGTCGGTCCTGTGCTACCCGTGTTGCCTGTATTGCCAGTGCTACCCGTGTTGCCTGTCGGTCCTGTGCTACCCGTGTTGCCTGTCGGTCCTGTGATACCTGCAGAGCCTGTAGATCCTGTTGGTCCTGTGATACCTACAGGTCCGGTTGAGCCAGTGTTGCCCGTGGAGCCTGTTGGTCCTGTGCTACCCGTGTTACCCGTCGGTCCTGTGATACCTGCAGAGCCTGTAGATCCTGTCGGTCCTGTGATACCCGCAGGTCCGGTTGAGCCAGTGTTGCCCGTGGGTCCCGTAGAGCCTGTGCTACCTGTGTTGCCCGTCGGTCCCGTAGAGCCGGTGTTGCCCGTCGGTCCCGTAGAGCCGGTGTTGCCCGTCGGTCCCGTATAGCCGGTGTTGCCCGTCGGTCCCGTAGAGCCGGTGTTGCCCGTCGGTCCGGTGGAGCCGGTGTTGCCTGTAGGTCCGGTGGAGCCTGTGTTGCCTGTAGGTCCTGTGGAGCCCGTGTTGCCTGTAGGTCCCGTAGAGCCCGTGTTGCCTGTAGGTCCCGTAGAGCCCATGTTGCCTGTAGGTCCCGTAGAGCCCGTGTTGCCTGTAGGTCCTGTAGAGCCCGTGTTGCCTGTAGGTCCGGTGGAACCTGTATTACCTGTAGGTCCTGTGGAACCCGTGTTACCTGTGTTACCAGTGGGTCCTATACTGCCCGTGGAGCCTGTGTTACCAGTGGGTCCTGTGCTGCCCGTGTTACCTGTGTTACCAGTGGGTCCTGTGCTGCCAGTTGGTCCGGTACTGCCACTTGAGCCCGTATTACCCGTAGAGCCCGTGTTGCCTGTAGGTCCCGTAGAGCCGGTGTTGCCTGTAGGACCTGTGGAGCCTGTATTGCCTGTGGGTCCTGTGGAGCCCGTATTGCCCGTTGCTCCTGTGCTACCTGTTGCACCTGTATTTCCTGTAAAACCTGTAAAGCCCGTTGAACCAGTATTACCCGTGTAACCAGCTAATGTATTATAGGTCACAACACCCGAAGTAGAATTGTACGCAAGGACAAATGGAGATGTGTTTGTGGGTCCTGCGATTCCTGACAATGTAAGTGAGTTCGCGAGGATGGCGGGACCGTTCACTTGTAGCGTTGTGCCATATGACGGCGTTCCTATCAATGTGTAGACGTTGAATCCGATAAAGCAAATATATAAACCGTCGTTTCCAAAGGAATTGTTTGTCGTCATTGTGAGTGTATCAGAGCACGCACCATAGGGGCTTGAATAAACTGGAGTTGCGTTGGATGGTAGTGTTGAAGCTGACGCATAGAGTACAAATCCTAGTGACGCTGTTCTCGCAACGCGAACATTTATACTCGTGCCTAACGTTGTATTTGTATATAAAATATTTGTTCCGTCACTGACTGTAAACGATGTATCTCTAGGACTCGCATTATCAGTCACAACCATTTTAATTGTATACGTCAACCCATTACATACTAACTGCATTTGTACAAAATCGCCCGTGTAGTTTCCGCCGCCAAAGATAGCAAACTGTGTTTCAAATACCGCATTGATGACTCCATTATTTGTATAGGTCGCATAACCGTTGCCTCCAATAAATCCATAGCCGTTCAATCCGTATCCTAATGTCGCTGCCGACCACGCTCCGCCTACCGTATTGAGCACAATATACTGTGTCAGTGTTCCGCTGCCGTTCGCCGTACTTTCCGCAAATACGTTGGCTCCCTTGGTATAAGGTGGACCTGCCGCTAATGTCACTGGGTCCAACGTCAACGTTCCTGATGTATATAGATAGCGGAACGTCGAGGATGCTGCCGAAGTGCCTGTACTATTGTAAATGACATAGGTATCCGCACCGGCGACCGGTCCAATCGGTCCGGTTGAACCGGTGCTGCCTGTGTTACCAGTGGGTCCTGTGCTGCCCGTATTACCTGTGTTGCCCGTGGAGCCCGTTGGACCGGTTGAACCTGTGGCACCTGTAGCACCTGTGGCACCTGTAATACCAGTGGTACCCGTAGATCCAGTAGAGCCTGTATTGCCCGTAGATCCGGTGCTACCAGTGCTGCCTGTGTTACCCGTGGGTCCCGTAGAGCCGGTACTGCCCGTGGATCCCGTATTACCCGTTGGTCCCGTAGAGCCGGTACTGCCCGTTGGACCCGTTGATCCGGTGTTACCCGTGGATCCCGTGTTGCCCGTTGGACCGGTGTTTCCCGTTGAGCCTGTGGAGCCTGTGCTACCAGTGTTGCCTGTGGAGCCAGTAGGTCCCGTGGAGCCAGTTGAACCTGTGCTGCCGGTGCTGCCCGTAGAACCGGTACTTCCTGAGGCACCTGTAATACCTGTGGGTCCTGTAGTACCTGTTGATCCTGATGCGCCTGTAATGCCAGTCGGTCCCGTTGCTCCAGTACTGCCTGTATTTCCTGTGGGTCCTGTACTTCCAGTTGATCCTGTGCTACCCGCAATACCAGTCGGTCCTGTGCTACCAGTTGATCCTGTGCTGCCCGTGTTGCCTGTTGGTCCTGTGCTGCCTGTAGGTCCAGTGCTTCCTGTAGGTCCAGTACTGCCTGTAGGTCCAGTCGGTCCCGTACCAATCGCACCCGTTGGACCTGTCGGTCCCGTCAAACCTTGCGGTCCTGTGGTACCCGTTGGACCCGTAGCAACCGATGCCGCTAAGGTTGTGTGTAAATGGGATGCCGTATTTGCCTGAAAATACATTATAAGAGATGTTGTGTTTCCAATATACTCGGCAAAGATATCAAGATAAATCAATGAATTGACACTTGACAACGTCGTTCCAGGCATGTAGACAGTGCCATCTGTGGACTGAGCCATCGTTTGATTCACCTGCGTTGGTAAGTTGGATGAAGACGCCAAAAGGATTTTTTGATTTGAGCTCATATAGGATACATTGAAATAGATGTTCGCATAACGATTATTGTCATTTCCTATACTTGCAAACAAATTCAAGTCCCATAAACCGCCAGGGATAAACGTTGTTGGTATTACACCATTAATTGTAGAAAAGGTTGCTACATTTGTATAGGTTGCCGCTAACGTTGGTACAGTAATGATTGTATCAATATTATCTGGAATTTCTTCCAATGTACCTCCAATGGGACTCGCACTATAGGTGCCACCTGGTGTATTGAGAAACAGAATGAGACCACCTGATACACCATCTACACCCGCGGCGCCGGTTGGTCCCGTGGCTCCTGTCGCACCTGTTGTGCCGGTTGGTCCTGTACCAATCGGTCCCGTGGATCCTGTGCTACCGGTATTGCCCGTGCTACCTGTGGGTCCCGTAGAGCCCGTGTTGCCTGTGCTACCTGTGCTGCCCGTTGATCCAGTGGAGCCTGTGGAGCCGGTCGGTCCTGTAGATCCCGTGTTGCCGGTTGGTCCTGTTGAACCGGTGTTTCCCGTATTCCCTGTTGGTCCTGTAGAACCGGTGGGTCCTGTACTGCCGGTGTTGCCCGTAGGTCCTGTGCTGCCCGTGGAGCCTGTTGCGCCCGTGGATCCTGTTGTACCCGTGGGTCCTGTGCTGCCTGTGTTTCCCGTGTTGCCAGTTGATCCTGTGCTGCCCGTGTTGCCTGTAGGTCCGGTTGAGCCGGTGTTGCCTGTAGGACCTGTTGATCCTGTATTGCCTGTAGGACCTGTTGAGCCGGTGTTGCCTGTGGAACCAGTGTTGCCGGTTGGTCCGGTTGAGCCGGTGCTTCCTGTGCTGCCTGTAGTGCCGGTGTTACCTGTCGGTCCAGTACTGCCAGTATTACCCGTATTACCCGTTGGTCCTGTGGATCCAGTATTACCCGTTGATCCAGTGGTACCCGTGGGTCCTGTACTGCCGGTGTTGCCCGTTGAGCCCGTTGGTCCTGTGAATCCAGTGGTACCCGTGGATCCTGTGGGTCCCGTGCTGCCCGTATTACCGGTGGAGCCTGATGCGCCTGTAATACCTGTAGGACCCGTTGGTCCAGTTGGTCCAGTACTACCTTGTGCTCCAGGAGCACCCGCATTGCCTGTAGGTCCTGTATTACCCGTGTTGCCAGTGTTACCAGTGTTGCCTGTGCTGCCCGTGGGTCCGGTGCTACCTGTGCTGCCCGATGCGCCTGTAATACCCGTAGGACCCGTTGAGCCAGTATTACCAGTGGGTCCTGTGCTGCCCGTATTACCTGTGTTGCCCGTGGAGCCCGTTGGACCGGTTGAACCTGTGGCACCTGTAGCACCTGTGGCACCTGTAATACCAGTGGTACCTGTAGGTCCTGTTGAGCCCGTGTTGCCTGTAGGTCCTGTTGAGCCCGTGTTGCCTGTAGGTCCTGTAGAGCCCGTGTTGCCTGTAGGTCCCGTAGAGCCCGCGTTGCCTGTAGGTCCTGTAGAGCCCGTAGAGCCCGTATTACCCGTAGAGCCCGTAGATCCAGTGTTTCCCGTGCTACCTGTATTACCAGTAGAGCCCGTATTACCTGTAGATCCAGTGTTTCCCGTGGGTCCTGTAGAGCCTGCGGCTCCAGTCATGCCCGTAGGTCCTGTAGAGCCTGCGGCTCCAGTCATGCCCGTAGGTCCTGTAGAACCAGTACTACCAGTACTACCTGTAGCACCAGTGCTACCAGTATTACCAGTAATACCTGTAGCACCAGCACTGCCTGTACTACCCGTTGGTCCAGTGGATCCAGTAGAGCCGGAGTTGCCTGTCGGACCTGTATTACCAGTAGATCCGGTGTTACCCGTGGCACCTGTAATACCAGCACTACCTGTCGGTCCAGTTGTTCCTGCGGCGCCAGTTATACCGGTTGAACCTGTAAATCCCGCAGCACCTGTCGGACCCGTAGTTCCTGCTATACCTGTCGGACCTGTTCTACCCGTCGGACCTGTAGGACCAGTTCCACTCGTTCCAGTGTATCCCGTAGGACCGTATAATCCGCCGTAGGGCAATAGGTTCCATGGAGTTGCGCCGTCTCCAATCTTAAAAAGCTTGGTGTCGCTTTCTATACCCATCTCTGCGAGTGCCAGGACAGGGTTTGCCGCTGTCCATTCACTCGCAGTTCCATTACGGAACTGTATCTGAATAAACGGCATTCACTTCTATTAATAGATATTTTTAGAAGTGAATACAAACTTATGAAAGGTGCGGTTACGCAAGTTTTTCAATGATTAGACTGTAGCTTCCAGTATTAGACGCCGTCGTCTGTTGTCCCGTAACTCTATAAAAAGCACTATTTGTTGTATCTGAAAATGTTGCTACAACCATATCACCTGTATGACTTGCTGTAGGCGATCCTCCTACACTTTGAGCAGTGGTTGTCAGCGTCGCCGACATTGTCTGTGCGGACGGTGCTGATCCAAAATATAACCATAACGCTTGTCCTGTAATTCCCATTGATCCTGTTGTTGTGGCGAGGTATAAGGCGCCCGCAGTATTACCGCCACCATTTCCCATATACGCAACGAGCGTACCATAGGTTGCTTGAGTCGCAGACTTATTTGCAAATGATACTCCCATTGTTGGTGCAATTGCCTGATAACGGATTCCTGCAGTTCCGCCCGTTACATCCCACTCACTTCCTCCACGACTGGTCAATTCTAATGTTTCTCCAGGTTGTACTGTAATACTACGATTCGTTGCACCCAAAACACCTCCATTGTAAATAAACTCTGTTCCTGTATTATTCACTGTAATTGTGTATGTAGTCGCTGATGACGCACTCGCAAAATTAAACTTTCCTCCCAAAGGCACACTTGAGCCTGAAGGCAGTGTTATATTTCCTGTTACTTGAATCATTTGACCATTTTGATTGGCACTGAGTGTTCCTGAAAAAGTAGGTTGAAACCCTGAATAACTTTGGTAACTGAGATTACCATTTGAAAGACCTAGAGTTCCAAGAAGTGTAAGATTTCCTGTATCATCTAAGTTAAACAAATTACTGGTGTATGCACTATTAATAATTTGTAACTGTGAATTACTTGTCAAACGGAAGTTTTTGCTTGTTGTAGACGCTGGATAGTAGGTATTTGTCGCTACTAAGAAATCTTCGTATCCTGTGCCGCCACGAGTATTTGTACCTGTAATAGTAACTGCTTGTCCTGATGCGGGGTTTGTTATAGAAAGTGCTCCTGATATTGTAAGGGTTGAAGTAACATACGTAAGATTTGTTTCTGCATTCGCTGAATTCACACTCGTAGCAGTCAAGACTCGGTTATTTGCGTAATTCGTAATTGTTGAAAATCCTGGTCCTGTAGGTCCTGTAGGACCATTGAGACCGCCATATGGCAACGCATTCCACGCAAGTATTCCATCACCAATCTTAAACAACTTTGTATCCGTTTCTAAACCGACCTCCGCTATTGCAAGCGTCGGATTCACATTCGTCCATGTTGATGCATCACCGTGTCTCAACTGAAATTGAATATTTGTACCATTGTAATTTCCAGACGGTCCAATCGTTCCTGTATATCCAACACCGCCGCAATTAAACGCCGGTCCGACCGAGTACACACTTGTCGGTGTTCCACCGTTGAAAATGTAATATGTATTGTAACCGGTTGGACCCGTAGCACCAATAGATCCTGTTATACCTGTTGCACCCGTTGCACCGTATCCTGTCGGACCTGTATTACCCGTTGGTCCTGTGGGTCCGGTTGAACCAGTGTTGCCTGTGTTGCCCGTGGGTCCTGTACTACCCGTATTACCCGTTGCTCCCGTTGAACCCGTATTACCGGTATTTCCTGTGCTGCCCGTGGAACCGGTACTGCCGCTTGAGCCCGTAGCACCTGTAATGCCTGTAGCTCCAGTACTACCCGTGGGTCCTGTACTACCTGTGTTTCCTGTGGTTCCTAACAATATTCGGTCGAAATGTACGTTCTGCACGGAAGTGTTGGCGGCACCAAACGCAACGTCCGCATAGTACAACGCAGGAATAATGCCAGGGGTATATGGACCGAATACGCTTGCACCGTTCTTATACATAATCACCTGGCTGCCGTTGAAAAAAATCGTAAATACATCGGTGGTGGCGTAGCCGCTGATGGTGACGGCACCTGTCAGCCCATAACCGAACGTGACTGTTGTGCTGTTAAAATAGATGGGAATGTCAATGTTGAGGTAGCTTGGATTGCCTGCGGGTGCAGAGGCGATACCCGCCGCAAGGGGGGCTGGAGTGGTGGGTCCGCTTGCGTATGCGGGCGAGAACGACATCTGGACCGGTCCAGGGTAGCCCAAGGCGGAATACGCATTGGCTGTCCAGTTTGGATTTGTTATAGCGACCACTTGACCCGAATTGACTGCCTGAATGCTTGCGGGGTTGGAAATGACCCACGTGAATGTTCCCTGTCCATAGGTGCCCGTGGGTCCTGACGGTCCAGTTGATCCTGTACTGCCGGTGGATCCTGTATTACCCGTTGGTCCAGTACTGCCTGTATTGCCGGTGCTACCCGTAGGTCCAGTACTACCTGTGGCTCCAGATGCACCTGTAATACCAGTGGATCCAGTACTGCCTGTGGCTCCAGTAATGCCTGTAGGTCCGGTTGAACCCGTATTACCCGTTGAGCCAGTGTTACCTGTGGTACCAGTGGATCCGGTTGCTCCTGTTCTGCCTGTAGGACCTGTACTACCGGTCGTACCGGTCATTCCCACGCTATTTGCACCTATTACTTCTTCAATCGTCATATGTGCATAATCCTGTGTATCGGCTGTTACACCTGACGGTATTTGTATGGAGATTGTATGTGCATCTGCGGACAACACACCCACATTAAAGATACAAGGAATCGTCAAATGGTAATTGATACCGTTGAAAAAGTATGAGGTGCTTGCCGCCGTACTTCCATCAATCACTAGATTAAATGTAGCCAAACCGGTCACCGTCGCATATGCGCTAAAACTCAAGTTAATAATAGCCGTTCCACCCAATGCTGTATAACTAGTGGACCACGCAGCCGGTGTGGCAGGACCCACATATACACCACCCGCCGATACATTATTCAACTGTGTTGTGAATTTGATGTAACCGCCTGCAGGACCTGTGGAACCCGTTGCACCGGTTGGACCGGTTCCAATAGGACCCGTGGGTCCCGTATTACCGGTACTACCCGTGTTTCCTGTATTGCCTGTCGGTCCAGTCGCACCTTGACCGGTTGGTCCTGTGCTACCCGTATTACCCGTATTGCCAGTGGGTCCTGTAGCTCCTGTAAATCCCGTGGCTCCTGTACTACCAGTCGCTCCAGTTGAACCGGTATTACCTGTTGAACCGGTAGAGCCAGAGTTACCTGTAGCTCCTGTTGAGCCCGTGTTTCCTGTGGGTCCTGTACTGCCAGTGGGTCCTGTAGCTCCTGTAAATCCCGTGGCTCCTGTACTACCAGTCGCTCCAGTTGAACCGGTATTACCTGTCGGTCCCGTTGAACCTGTGTTGCCCGTCGGACCTGTAAATCCCGTGGCACCGTATCCCGTTGGACCAGTATTACCAGTATTACCAGTATTACCTGTGGCTCCCGTAGCACCTTGTCCCGTCGGACCGGTGGCACCGGTGCTGCCCGTATTGCCCGTTGGACCTGTGGCACCAGTGTTACCCGTGGGTCCAGCGCCCGTCATAAGCGTCGCACTTATCCACGTGCCTACTGCTGAACCACCTTCAACATTATTACTTACACCTGAATACGCATATGCGGTAATTGCCTGACCTGCCGTAATATAGACAATCTTAGAGGCACCGGCAATATTCGCACTTGACGCAGTCGCAGGATTGACAGTATAGGAAATTTGCGTTCCGCCGACAAACACATTAAACTGCTGCTGATTTCCACTCGCAACTGAATTCCATACAGCATTCCAGTTGAGTAGGTAGTATCCAGACACAGTTGGGGTGATTGTGTATGTACCGACCCATCCCTGAGGGTCATTGAGAGCCACCCAAGGACCTACCTGTGTTAAACTCGTATTAAATGTTTGATTCGTTGATAGATACATTGTTGCCGTATAATTTGAGACGACCAATCCAGGCATCGGTCCCGTCGGTCCCTGTGGACCCGTTGCGCCTTGACCCGTGGGTCCCGTGGATCCCGTGTTACCCGTAGAGCCGGTGCTGCCGGTTACTCCTGTCGCACCTTGACCCGTAGGTCCAGTGGAACCCGTAGTTCCTGTACTACCCGTCGATCCAGTTGACCCGTATCCAGTAGGACCTGTATTACCCGTAGCACCAGTATTTCCTGTTGTACCTGTGGGTCCCGTAGAGCCGGTTGAGCCCGTGGAGCCGGTGTTTCCCGTGTTACCAGTAGGTCCAGTTGAGCCAGTTGAGCCCGTGTTGCCTGTAGGTCCTGTGCTACCCGTGCTGCCCGTAGATCCGGTATTACCCGTTGTACCGGTAGGACCAGTGGAGCCGGTGTTACCAGTGGGTCCCGTAGGACCAGTAGATCCTGTAGAACCAGTAGACCCTGTGTTACCCGTAGGACCCGTAAAGCCCGTGCTACCCGTAGGACCCGTGGAGCCGGTATTACCCGTAGATCCTGTTGTTCCAGTAAAGCCCGTGCTACCCGTAGATCCTGTATTACCAGCTATACCGGTGGAACCCGTAGAACCTGTTGGTCCAGTACCTACCGCACCCGTGGGACCCGTTGGTCCCGTTACACCCTGTGGTCCTGTCGCACCCGTAGGTCCAGTCTCATTGGATGATGAGATTGTTGTATGTAAATGAGATGGCACCGATCCCTGAAAATACATCGTTAACACCGAACTGCTGACAAATGCCTCCGCAAAGACATTAATAATAATCTGCGAACTAATACTCTGTAATTGAACCTCAGGCACATAGACAGTTGTATCTATCTCTTGGACCGTTGTCTGATTTACTTGTGTCGCGCCTGCCGACGAATTTGCTAACAATAAAGTTTGACCAGAGCTGGTATAATAGACATTAAAATACACATTCACATATTGACTGAGCGTGTTATTACTAATTGCCGCAAACAAGTTCAAGTCCCATAGACCCGCCGGCACAAACGTCGTCTGTAACGTGCCCGTAGTCGTAGAAAATGTAGCAATATCAATATATCCTGAAGTTCCAACAGTTGCGGTGATGGTCGTTTGAGGGGTGGTAGGGACGGGTTGTAATATACCGCCAATCTGTGTACTTGTGTAGGTGCCACCTTGTGTGTTCAAGAATAATACAAGACCGCCTGAGACACCATTAATACCCGCGGCACCTGTGGGTCCTGTGAAACCTGTAGAGCCTTTTGTACCCGTTGGACCGGTACCAATTGGACCCGTTGCGCCCGTTGCGCCAGTAGATCCCGTATTGCCGGTAGGACCTGTAGAGCCCGTGCTACCGGTGGGTCCCGTTGATCCTGTAGATCCAGTAGAACCCGTCCATCCAGTAAAGCCAGTAGAGCCGGTTGATCCTGTAGAGCCAGAGGCACCCGTAGATCCTGTAGAGCCAGAGGCACCCGTTGAACCAGTATTACCGGTAGGACCTGTAGAACCTGTATTACCAGTGGCACCTGTAGAGCCGGTTGGTCCGGTAGATCCAGTATAACCGGTTGAACCAGATGCGCCTGTAATACCTGTAGGTCCTGTTGAACCGCTAGCACCAGTAATACCCGTAGGACCTGTTTTGCCTGTAGGTCCAGTCGCACCGGTATTACCGGTGGGACCTGTAGAACCTGTATTACCAGTGGCACCTGTGTTGCCTGTAGGTCCAGTCGCACCAGTATTACCGGTGGGACCTGTAGAACCTGTATTACCAGTGACACCTGTGCTGCCTGTAGGTCCCGTTGTACCGGTATTACCTATCGCTCCCGTAGGACCTGTACTACCAGTCGGTCCTGTACTTCCTGTATTTCCAGTAGATCCCGTGCTGCCTATAGATCCTGTATTACCTGTAGGTCCTACTGAACCCGTAGGTCCGGTTGCTCCTGTATTACCAGTAGAACCAGTGGCACCACTATTACCGGTTGAACCGGTGCTGCCTGTTATACCCGTGGATCCGGTTGACCCTATGCTGCCCGTGGGTCCGGTTGACCCTATACTGCCAGTTGGACCTGTAGGTCCGGTTGATCCTATGCTGCCGGTAGATCCGGTATTGCCTGTATAACCAGTTAGTCCGTCGTTACCCTTTGGTCCTGTATTACCCGTCGGTCCAGTATATCCAGTGGCTCCAGTATTTCCCGTTGCGCCTGTTGCGCCAGTATTACCTGTAGTACCAGTTGTACCGATTGAACCGGTTGGTCCAATTGAACCGGTGGGTCCTATAGAACCCGTGCTACCGGTTGTACCCGTTGACCCAGTATATCCATGCCCTGTAGGTCCTGTAGCACCAAGAGTACCCGTAGGTCCAGTTGCCCCTTGACCCGTTGGACCCGTATACCCTTCACCCGTCGGTCCAGTCAATCCTTGGTTACCTGTAGGTCCTGTTGCGCCTTGACCCGTTGGACCTGTAAAACTATTACCGGTTGGACCCGTAAATCCTTGGTCACCAGTTGGACCCGTTGCGCCTTGACCCGTCGGTCCCGTTGAACCCGTCGGACCTGTAGGACCGGTCATGCTATACCCAGTCGGACCGGTTGGACCCGTATCACCCTTTGCGCCAGTATATCCCGTCGCACCCTGTCCTGTCGCTCCCGTATATCCTGTTGGTCCTGACAAAAAGCGGTCAAATGTGACATATTGTACGCTACCACCGATTCCATTAAATGTAACATCGGCAAATAGAATCGTCGGATATACGAGTGGCTGATAAGGACCAAACAATAGTACGCTATTTTTATAAAATGATACAAGAACACCGTCAAACAAAATCGTATATACATCAGACGTTGTGTAGGTAGCAATCGTTACGGCACCAGGAAGACCATACCCTAACGTGATGCCTGATGTGGTGAGCCGTATGGCAAAATTCACGCCTAAATAACTCGGATTCGTCGGTGCGCTTGTACTCAGACCGACTACAACATCTGGTATACCGGTACCGTTCGCATATGCGGGCGAAAACGTCATCTGCGTTGGACCTGCGTATCCGACATCTGAATATGCGTTCGCATTCCAGCCTACCGCATTTATAGAGGTGACTTGACCCGAATTCACAATCGCAACTTTTGTGGGGTCACTCACTACCCATACAAATGTACCCAATCCAAAATCTCCCGTTGGACCGGTAGAACCTGTACCTGATGCGATTCCCGCAGGACCCGTATAACCTGTCTCACCCTTCGGACCCGTCAGACCGATTGTGCCGGTAGGTCCCGTAGGACCCGTTACACCTTGTGTCCCTGTTGGACCTGTCTCTCCCATACCAGTATCTCCCCTACGACCCGTTGGTCCAGTACATCCTTTTTCACCAATCTCTCCTTGCCGTCCTGTAGGTCCTGTGCTGCCGGTCTGACCTGTGGCACCGGTTGTTCCTGTCGGTCCAGTATCACCTTTCCCCGTTGCACCGGTGGGTCCTGTAACTCCCTTTGGTCCCGTAACACCTGTACTACCTATCGGACCAGTATAGCCAGTGGCACCTGTAGGTCCTGTAGGTCCTGTATTACCAGTATCACCAGTATAACCTCTATCACCTGTCGTACCGGTGTAACCAGTGACACCTATAGGTCCTGTAGACCCCGTGTTACCAGTGGCACCCGTTCGTCCACTGCCGGTTGGACCAGTTTGACCTATTGTACCTGCAATACCCGTGGGTCCCGTTGGACCTGTATCACCGATACCAATTGGACCTATGGGTCCAGTAGTACCAGTATCACCGGTTGGTCCCACCGTATTATAATACGGAAGAGCGTTCCAGCCATTGCTACCGTCTCCTATTTTTAACAATCCTGTATCGGTTGCGTAACTCCATTCGCCCTGTGCCAATACAGTATTTGTAGAGGACCATTGCGCGGTGGTGCCGCGCCTCATCTGTAACCGAATGTACGGCATACTCTATCTACATTGCCTATAAAAATCAAGTGACTGCGCCGCAATCAAAAACTGGACCAATTAAATAACTGGTCGCTGGATCGCCGCCGTCAAATACAATCGCACCACCCGTCGGACCTACATCGCCTGTAATACCCGTGGGACCCGTGGGACCTGTGGGACCGGTTGGACCGGTGGGACCGGTTACGCCCACAAATCCTGGTAAATTAATGTCGTAAATCTCAGAGGCACCGAATGTGCCTGTAATGGCTGTGATATTCTGGATGACCATCGCACCCGTATTGGTATTGTAATATACAATAGTTCCCGTAAAGTTGGAATTAGAAGCAGTACTTATAACATAAACCGGAGTTCCGTAAATATAGGCGAGACCTGTACTAACAATAATAGAAACACTGCCGCCTCCTGGATTAATCGTTACCGCACTTGTTGTCTGACTGCTATATTTGTCGCCAGGTAAACCTTTCGGACCCGTAACCCCCGTTGGTCCAGTACCTGCCTCAACCGGTACAGCATTTGAGTATATTTGTAAAAAGCTACTCAAAATTGCCGGATTTGTACGACTCATTCTTACTATAGAGTTGTACATTTCATTCATTTAGATAACGATGTTTAACGTTGAACATACTAAGGTGAGTTTGCCCGTGAGCGTGGAGACCTGGGCTTCTAACAATGAGATAGTAGACTGCTGGGTTTGGACGAGTGCGTAGACGTCCTGTACCGCTTTCACCGTGGGGGCGATAAACTCAGTATGACGAAGAGTATAAAGTCCTCTTAGTTTTGCGTGCGGCGACTCATATGTATTCGTTATTGTACTACCATGTTTATCCTTATATGTCTTTGTTATAGTTGATGGAACATCATTGATACATGTGAATAGGGACGAATCGGTGCTGAGATTGTCCAAAACCTGCTTCACTTCCTGCGCAATGAACCCTTGGTGTTTGCGCTTACCTGGATCTCTTGGTGGAAGTGGGTTGCCGTTGCTATCCAAGCCGACGCTAATGCGGTCCTTCCAAGTGAATTCTACCGGTCGCAGTTGATTAATAAAGTTGATACCGAGGGTTGTATTGCTGATATTTGTCTTGAGGCGGTGATCGGATGTTCCTAGATCATATGTAATTTCGTTTGTATCTGGGTCGTAATTTAATGTATAGGTCGTTCCTGCTGGTTGAATAGGTGCTACGTAGAATCCACCTCCACCCCCGTCAGTATTTCCATCTAATTCTACGCCAGTGGCATTTAGTACAATAGAATTTGGAGATTGACTGTTTTCACCTGCGAACTGTCCTATCGCAATTGCGTTTGAGCCTTGACTAGCGAATCCAGCAGCCCATCCTATAGCAACTGCGTTTATGTCTTGAGCATTGGATGCTGCGGCGTAACCTATACCGATACTACCGCCACCTTGGCTATATTGACCCGCCACTGTTCCTATAGCGATACCATATGAACCTTGATTGGAAGCTCCTGCTTGGTCACCTATGGCGACGGAGTATGATTGTTGTGTATTTGAACCCGCTTGATTGCCGATAGCAATCGCATAGAATGCTTGCTCTGTGCCGTTCGATGTGCCGCTACCATCTCCTTGACCTGCCTGGTAACCGATGGCAATTGAATATTCTTGCTGATACTGAAATCCCGCAGAATAACCGATAGCGACCGCATTGGACTGCTGATATATTTGTCCAGCTTGACCACCAACTGCTACAGCCGATGCTCCTTGTGCCTGTTGACCCGCACCACCACCGATCGCTACACCATATAGTGGCACGGTTCCATCATTGCCAGCACCGTCTCCTATAGTTACATTTGACTGCGTTTGATTCATTGTGTTATACCCACCCAAGACCCAATTCGTACCATTGTATAGAAGATAATCGCCATATACATTTCCTGGCGGTAAAAATCCGCCTTGTACTGCTGCGTAAGTGATTGCTTCGGTAGATGTGCTATAAGTGAGTACATATGTAGGTGTCGCGTTGCTAGCAAGATTTGGCAAATAGAGATTGTTTGCGGTGGCATTCGTGGCTACGATTGTAGACGCATTCAAGATGCTATTACTGGGCTGTGGGGAGTAGACTGCCCAATTTTGCATATAGCAGCTTCCGTAGTTATTGTTAAACAGTAGATATAGTTGTACATTATCAATCATCTGAACATTATTTACAGAGGCAACTGTGGTAAACGCTTGGGTTGATGTACTGTATTGGAAAATTAAACCGGTTTGTGAACGTGCAACTTGCCATGCCCAACCTGAACTAACGTACCAATCCGTATTTTCATATAATAAATTACCAAATGAATCTGATACTATATTTGGACCCACTGAATAGTATCCTCCATTTACCTGAAATCCTATACTAGCATTACCAGTTCCACCCGCTGCGTCAAAACTTAACACAAAACTAAATACAGCGTCTATATCACCACCATTTGTATAATAGGCATAGAATCCTGGAGAATTATTCGCGCATGTTATCACTCGTCCTCCTATTGTTACTATATTCGGATTCGTAGACCACGCACCATTATTTGTTTTGGTAAAATCGCTGGTTGCCGGCAAGCCTGATCCAGTACCCGCTGTATTTTGGTAAAATACTGCATTTGTATATACATTTGTAATCTGTAGATTTTTTGCGCTTCCAATCGCTCCCGCCGCATTATACAGAAGCTCTGAGGCACCGCCTGGAATTGCTACATTTAAGTATGTTGGGATTGGCGATATGCCAACGTAGGGGAGTACACGGCGAGCGGATATACCCAACGCACGCGTTCCTCCTAATTCGGTATTTTGAATCCAAGTGGTACCATCTTGACTGTAAACAAGATTTGGTCCACCAGACGAATTGTTAAAAAGATTTAATGAACCGCATGCTACCCATTTTGATCCATTCCATGTTATATCATTTCCACCATTTTCAAACAGTGGTGCTGTTCCAGAATCCGCAGCGGTCCAGTTGATTCCATCGGTACTATATGCTATTGTACAATATCCAATACCCACGGCGACCCATTGTGTTCCATTCCACGCGATAGATGCGGCATAGGCAGGTGAAAATGCGGATGTGCCTCCGCTAATATATACAAACGGATCAGTAATATATATCCAATTAATACCATCATAACTATAACACATAGCACCATCTGCGCCACCATCATCCACGCCAACTGCCACCCATATTGTGCCGTTCCAAGACACACCTAAACCAACTATGAATGAATGAGAGTTTACAGCAGTCCAATTGAACCCGTCATAACTGTATGCGATACAATAGTAATCAGTGGCACCAATACCAACCGCCACCCACATCTTTCCATTCCATGCGATGCCATTGACATTGGTATATTGTATAACTCCACCAGGTGGACCGCCAAAAATAGTGCTCAGAAGACCTAAGCCCGTCCAGTTAATGCCGTCGTAACTATATATTATAGAATTTCCTGTAGTACCTCCACCAACTGCTACCCACATTTTGCCGTTCCACGCTGCTTTTGCTCCAAATTCTGTAAACGAATTGCCAAACGCACCAGAACTTGACTGAAACCAGTTAATACCGTCTGAACTGTAACTAACACCAAACGAACCTGATGCTACCCACATAGCACCATTGTACGCTACATTACGTATATTCTGACTTGTAAAAAGTGCCGATGTGCCGGTTGGCGATGCGTTAATCCAGTTATTACCATCCTGTGTGTAGTAAAGTGCGGCACCCGCTCCACCGCCTCCTGTAATTCCAACAGCAAGCATGAAATTATCGGTTGCGTTGATTTGCGGTGCTGGTTGTGTCAGCATTGTGCCGACGTAAGGGAGTACGGTGCGTGATGTTATAGCAATTGGTGTAAAATTATTGGAAATAAGGTAAGGCGTCCAGTTAATTCCATCTGGGCTGGTTGCTATATTATACGAACCTTGACCGGTTGCCACCCATAAGAATCCGTTCCATGTGATACCATTTCCACCACCGCTAAAAATAATGGATGCCGAATCAGCACCGGTCCAATTAATGCCATCGTAACTATATGCGATGGAGTTTGTACCACTACCGACCGCAACCCACTGACTGCCATTCCATGCTACACCATACGCAAATGTGCCGAATGGATCGTTTACATAGTTCCAATTGATACCATCATAACTGTACGTTAACGTTACATCGGATACAGCACCAACTGCCACCCACAAGGTTCCATTCCAGGCAACACTTTGACCAATTCCTATCCAAGACTGACTTATACTATTCCATGTAATACCGTCATTACTATAGGCAATAAAATTTGTACCATTTCCTACTGCGACCCATATAGTACCGTTCCACGCAATGCCGTTTCCAGACGTTGAAAATGTAGATGTTCCTAGTCCAGTCCAATGAATACCATCGTAACTATATGCCATTGTATTTGAACCAGTGCCAACTGCTATCCACATTTGACCGTTCCATGCCGCTGCATAACCTCCACCGTTAAAAATTATACCTGCGCCAATATCGGCTGCCTGCCAATTCATTCCATCTGAACTGTATATAATACTCCATACTGTACTTGCTCCTGTTCCTAATCCTACCCACAGAACTCCATTATAAGCGATTCCATATATATCTGCGGCATCTAATAATGTATTTGTCGCCGAATATGATACATTACGCCATGTAATACCATCAATGCTGTAAAACAATGGGCTATTACCACTGTAATATCCATGATTAAAATACCCACCTGCTATCATCAAATTTGGACTTCCAATAATATTGATATCATAGTTATTGGCTGGAACATTTGTATATACAATAGAATTGGATGGGGGAGCAACAGTTGTTCCACCAAAGGTAATATTTGTATAAGAATCACCTATCGAGTACTGTGTCATATAGAGCTGATAATTGACTACCGGTGGAGCGGACCCCAAGGTATCAACAAGTATACTATCAATATACCAGTATACGTTATCACTTACAATTGAACATGAATATATTATATTAGGAGACCAAACGCCAAATGAATTTCTAGCAGAACCGCCTGCAGTAGTATAAATTGAATTATCCACAATAATGAAACCGTAATTTTCTAAACCGGTAAAATACAGTAAAATTTGTTGAGCATTATATGTTGCCGCAGCTAATGTAAAACTCACCGTCGCAAATGGATACGATTCCACGGATGTAATTGTATCTACAGTAGTATCATTCGCTATCTTGGTTACCGAATTGTTCATTGGGTCATATCTGGTATTGCTTGGATTTGTACTTGTGAGTGTGTAGGTACCGCCACCTTGAGGTCCTACCATTCCTGTAGGTCCTGTAGGTCCTGTAGGTCCTGTAGGTCCAGTGTCGCCTGTTGCGCCAGTGTCGCCTGTTGCGCCAGTATCGCCTGTATTGCCTGTAGGTCCAGTGTTGCCTGTTGCGCCTGTGTCACCTGTATTACCAGTAGGTCCAGTGTCACCTGTTGCGCCTGTGTCGCCTGTATTGCCAGTAGGTCCAGTGTCACCTGTTGCGCCCGTGTTGCCTGTGGGTCCTGTGTCTCCAGTAGCACCTGTATCGCCAGTGTTGCCTGTCGGTCCAGTATCGCCAGTTGCACCTGTGTCTCCAGTAGCACCAGTAGGACCAGTGTCTCCAGTGTCTCCAGTAGGTCCTGTATCGCCTGTGTTACCAGTATTGCCTGTGTTGCCTGTAGGTCCTGTATCGCCTGTGTTACCAGTGTTGCCTGTCGGTCCCGTTGAACCTGTATTGCCTGTAGGTCCCTTAGAGCCTGTGCTACCAGTGTTGCCTGTCGGTCCCGTGCTACCGGTGTTACCTGTAGGTCCCGTTGGACCTGTATTGCCTGTAGGTCCCGTAGAGCCTGTGCTACCAGTGTTGCCTGTTCTTCCAGTAGGTCCCGTGGATCCAGTGTTGCCCGTCGGTCCCGTGGATCCAGTGTTGCCCGTCGGACCTGTAGATCCGGTGGAGCCAGTGTTGCCTGTCGGTCCCGTAGAGCCTGTGCTACCAGTGTTTCCCGTGTTACCTGTTGGTCCCGTAGAGCCTGTGCTACCAGTGTTGCCTGTCGGTCCCGTTGAACCTGTGTTGCCTGTCGGACCTGTAGGTCCAGTTGAGCCAGCAATACCCGTCGGTCCAGTGCTTCCAAAACCAGTAGGTCCTGTAGCACCTGTTGCGCCTGTAACACCCGCTACCGTAGCATATGTAATATTTCCTACACTTGAGTCGTAAGCAAGAACATATTGTGGAGTTGATCCAGTGGCTGCTATAAGTGGTGCTTGTACTCCACCACTATTCGTGATTTCAAACAATGTTGTTCCGCCTGCGAGATTTACTGGTGCGATACCAAGTCCCTTCTTGAAAAAGAAGGATGTATTGGAGGTTTCTGAACCGATGATAAAATTATTCGCCGATGAGTTTCCATAGGTTCCAAACATCGTTGTGTATTGGCTTGTAACTGCCAAATCAAATACAATATTTTTATTTGAATTTCCTGATGTAAAATGGTAAGCTGTTTGTGTTCCTCCAGTTCCAGCAGCATTGAAATTTTCGTTCACACTGAAACCATTCGACCCTTGAGCATAAAACTCTTGCTGACCAATTGAAAAGGTACCGCTAAATGCGCCGTTAACCGTTGAAAGTGTTTGTCCGTCAAATACAAGATTTGAGTTTGCCAGTGCCGATGTTGAAGTCAGTGCCGTTAATACATAGGTTGGCTTTGGATTTTGAATGGGTTGAAATCCTGGTCCGGTTGAACCTGTACTGCCAGTGTTACCTGTGGGTCCGGTGCTGCCAGTGTTGCCTGTAGAGCCAGTGTTACCTGTAGGTCCGGTGCTGCCAGTATTACCTGTAGGTCCGGTGCTGCCAGTATTACCTGTAGGTCCGGTGCTGCCAGTATTACCTGTCGGTCCAGTACTGCCAGTATTACCCGTCGGTCCAGTACTGCCAGTATTACCCGTCGGTCCAGTGCTGCCAGTGTTACCTGTAGGTCCAGTGGAGCCAGTGTTACCTGTAGGTCCAGTGGAGCCAGTGTTACCTGTCGGTCCTGTGCTGCCAGTGTTACCTGTAGGTCCGGTGCTGCCAGTGTTACCTGTCGGTCCTGTGCTGCCAGTGTTACCTGTAGGTCCAGTACTGCCAGCGATACCCGTCGGTCCAGTGGAGCCAGCGATACCCGTCGGTCCAGTGGAGCCAGTGTTTCCTGTAGGTCCTGTGCTGCCAGTGTTTCCTGTCGGTCCTGTGCTGCCAGTGTTTCCTGTCGGTCCAGTACTGCCAGTGTTACCTGTAGGTCCAGTGGAGCCGGTGTTGCCTGTCGGTCCTGTGCTTCCAACAATACCGGTAGGTCCGGTACTACCTGTTGGTCCAGTGCTGCCAGTGTTACCAGTGGATCCCGTATTACCTGTTGGTCCAGTGCTGCCAGTGTTACCCGTATTACCTGTTGGTCCAGTGCTGCCAGTGTTACCAGTGGATCCCGTATTACCGGTTGGTCCAGTGCTACCAGTGGGTCCAGTGCTGCCAGTGGGTCCAGTGCTGCCAGTATTACCTGTAGGTCCAGTGGAGCCGGTATTGCCTGTCGGTCCTGTAGAGCCAGAGGCTCCTGTAATACCAGTCGGTCCCGTGAATCCAGTAGAGCCCGTAGGTCCAGTAAAGCCAGTCGATCCTGTAAGTCCCGTCGGTCCAGTACCAATCGCGCCCGTTGGACCTGTAGGTCCAGTCAAACCTTGCGGTCCTGTTGTACCCGTGGGACCCGTTGCGACCGATGCCGCCAACGTTGTATGTAAATGAGACGGTGTGGCACCTTGGAAATACATAGTTAGTGCTACACCAGATCCAGAACCAGTGCCGAACGATTCAGCATAAACATTCAGTAAAATCTGAGAACTAATACTTTGTAATTCTACCTCAGGTACATAGGTTGTAATATCTACTTCTTGTGTTGTTGTCAAATTGACTGCTTGAGGAGAATTTGATGAGGATGCTAAGAGTAAAGTTTGACCTGAACTTGTATATGAAATATTGAAATAAACATTGACATATCTATTATTGTTATTGGAGATAGATGCATAAAGATTCAAGTCCCATAGTCCCGCAGGAATAAAGTTTGTCGGTAAAACACCCGTTATTGTTGAGAACTGAGCCAAGTCCGTATATCCTGTATTATTCACTGTAGCAGTGATTGTTGTTTGAGGCGTACTGGGAATAACATCCAAAGTGCCTCCAATTGGTGAAGAACTATAAGCACCGCCTGGTGTATTCAAGAATAAAGTAAGACCACCTGATACACCATTAATACCTGCGGCACCAGTTGGTCCTGTGGATCCTGTCGCGCCTGTTGTGCCAGTTGGTCCTGTACCGATAGGACCTGTGGGTCCTGTTGATCCTGTATTACCGGTTGTGCCTGTAGATCCAGTGTTACCCGTCGGTCCTGTAGAGCCAGTGTTGCCAGTATTGCCAGTTGGTCCCGTAGATCCAGTGTTACCGGTTGCGCCTGTAGCTCCAGTGTTGCCAGTAGGTCCTGTAGATCCAGTGTTTCCCGTCGGTCCCGTGGAGCCCGTGTTACCAGTGGGTCCCGTGGATCCAGTGTTTCCCGTCGGTCCTGTAGATCCAGTGTTGCCAGTTGGTCCTGTGGAGCCCGTGTTACCAGTGGGTCCCGTGGATCCAGTGTTTCCCGTAGATCCCGTGGAGCCCGTATTACCAGTCGGTCCTGTGGAGCCAGTAGAACCTGACGCACCCGTTATACCCGTAGATCCCGTGGAGCCCGTATTACCAGTCGGTCCGGTTGAGCCAGTGTTGCCCGTAGGTCCTGTTGAGCCAGTGTTGCCAGTCGGTCCTGTAGATCCAGTATTGCCAGTTGGTCCCGTAGATCCAGTATTGCCAGTTGGTCCCGTAGAGCCTGTGTTGCCAGTAGGTCCTGTGGATCCAGTGTTGCCAGTCGGTCCTGTGGATCCAGTAGAACCTGACGCACCCGTTATACCCGTAGAACCAGTGTTGCCCGTGGGTCCCGTAGATCCAGTAGAACCTGACGCACCCGTTATACCCGTAGGTCCCGTGGAGCCAGTGTTACCCGTAGGTCCCGTGGATCCAGTAGAACCTGACGCACCCGTTATACCCGTAGGTCCCGTAGAGCCAGTGTTACCTGTAGGTCCCGTGGATCCAGTAGAGCCTGACGCACCCGTTATACCCGTTGCTCCCGTAGAACCAGTGTTGCCCGTGGGTCCCGTAGATCCAGTAGAACCTGACGCACCCGTTATACCCGTTGCTCCCGTAGAACCAGTGTTGCCCGTGGGTCCCGTAGATCCAGTAGAACCTGACGCACCTGTTATACCCGTTGCTCCCGTAGAACCAGTGCTACCAGTATTGCCCGTGGAACCTGATGCGCCCGTTATACCCGTTGGTCCTGTAGAACCTGTATTTCCCGTCGGACCTGTAGAACCGGTATTTCCTGTATTACCTGTGTTACCTGTATTTCCTGTAGGTCCTGTAGCACCGTGTCCTGTAGGTCCGGTTGAGCCTGTATTGCCGGTTGAACCGGTTGAGCCTGTATTACCTGTAGGTCCAGTATTGCCAGTTGAGCCAGTTGAGCCAGTTGAGCCCGTATTGCCTGTAGAACCAGTCGGTCCAGTACTACCCGTAGCACCTGACGCACCTGTTATACCCGTAAATCCAGTGCTGCCTGTGTTTCCTGTACTGCCAGTCGGTCCAGTGCTGCCCGTAGCACCTGACGCACCTGTTATACCCGTAAATCCAGTGCTGCCTGTGTTTCCTGTACTGCCAGTCGGTCCAGTGCTGCCCGTAGCACCTGACGCACCTGTTATACCCGTAGATCCAGTGCTGCCTGTGTTTCCTGTACTGCCAGTCGGTCCAGTGCTGCCCGTAGCACCTGACGCACCCGTAATACCGGTTGTACCCGTTGAGCCAGTAGAGCCAGAGGCACCTGTAGCGCCTGTGCTACCGGTGTTGCCAGTGGGTCCGGTTGAGCCGGTGTTACCTGTAGAGCCTGACGCACCCGTAATACCTGTAAATCCTGTGCTGCCCGTATTTCCCGTAGGACCGGTTGAACCTGTTGCACCGGTGATACCCGTTGGACCCGTAGAGCCTGTATTACCTGTTGAACCTGTAGCTCCAGATGCGCCGGTAGATCCTGTAGAGCCAGAGGCACCAGTTGGACCGGTTGAACCAGTAGAGCCCGTGGAACCGGTTGGTCCGGTTGGTCCTGTAGAGCCCGTAGAGCCCGTAGAGCCCGTGCTGCCTGATGCGCCCGTAATACCAGTTGCGCCTGTGCTTCCTGTAGAGCCAGAGGTACCCGTTGAACCAGTGTTGCCTGTAGAGCCTGAGGCACCCGTAATACCTGTCGGTCCAGTACTACCTGTATTTCCCGTAAATCCGGTTGAGCCGGTGATACCTGTTGGTCCTGTTCCTATCGCACCTGTTGGACCCGTCGGTCCCGTTAAACCCTGTGGTCCTGTAATTCCAGTGGGACCTGTGGCAACCGATGCGGCTAATGTGGTATGTAAATGGCTTGGTACTGCGCCCTGGAAATTCATCGTCAGCACCGAGCTTGAAATAAATGCCTCCGCATAAATATTTAAAATAATCTGTGAACTTACACTCTGTAATGTTACTTCAGGAATATAGGTCGTTATATCAATCGCTTGGACCGTTGTCTGATTCATTTGTTGTCCTGATCCCGCCGAACCTGCCAAAAAGACAGTTTGTCCTGAACTCGTATACGCTAGATTAAAATAGATATTTACATATTGTCCAAGTGTGTTATTGTTAATATATCCGAATAAGTTCAAATCCCATAAACCTGATGGTACGAATGATGCCGGTAAAGTTCCATTCACTGTAGAAAATGTAGCAATATCAGTATATCCTGAGGTTCCAACAGTAGCAGTAATACTCGTTTGGGGTGTGCTGGGAATGACTTGTAGAGTACCGCCAATTGGTGTACTTGTGTAGGTGCCACCAGGTGTATTAAGGAACAGAGTGAGACCACCTGATACACCATTTACACCCGCAACACCCGTCGGTCCAGTAGGTCCAGTGCTACCGGTTGCGCCCGTAGGACCTGTACCAATCGGACCAGTCGGACCTGTAGATCCTGTATTGCCCGTGAATCCGGTAGAGCCTGTAGGTCCTGTAGAGCCTGTAGAGCCTGTATTACCTGTGGCTCCTGTGGCTCCTGTGGGTCCGGTTGAACCAGTACTACCGGTACTACCAGAAGCGCCTGTAATGCCTGTTGCGCCTGTAGAGCCTGTGTTACCCGTGGATCCAGTAGAGCCTGTGTTACCCGTTGGTCCCGTGGAACCCGTGGAGCCAGTGTTGCCTGTGGGTCCTGTGCTACCGGTGTTACCCGTGAGACCCGTGGAACCCGTAGAGCCAGTGTTACCCGTGTTACCCGTGGGTCCTGTGGAACCCGTGGGTCCTGTGGAACCCGTGGGTCCTGTGGAACCCGTGGGTCCTGTGGAACCCGTGGGTCCTGTGGAGCCTGTGCTACCGGTGTTACCCGTGTTACCCGTGGGTCCTGTGCTACCGGTGTTACCCGTGGAGCCAGTGTTGCCTGTGGGACCCGTGTTACCCGTGGGTCCTGTGCTGCCTGTGTTGCCGGTGGGTCCTGTGCTACCGGTGTTACCCGTGGAGCCGGTGTTACCAGTAGGTCCCGTAGATCCCGTGTTACCCGTGGATCCCGTGGAGCCGGTATTACCCGTGGATCCCGTTGAGCCCGAGGCGCCTGTAATACCCGTTGCGCCCGTAGATCCAGTATTACCCGTGGGTCCTGTGCTGCCTGTGGAACCCGTTGAGCCCGTATTACCTGTAGATCCAGTATTACCCGTGGGTCCTGTGCTACCTGTCGCTCCTGTTGAGCCTGTAGAGCCAGAGGCACCCGTTGGTCCGGTAGAGCCGGTAGAGCCAGAGGCACCCGTTGGTCCCGTTGAGCCCGTATTACCCGTGGATCCCGTGTTGCCCGTTGGACCGGTGTTTCCCGTTGAGCCTGTGGAGCCCGAAGCGCCTGTAATACCGGTTGCGCCCGTATTACCCGTGGATCCAGTACTACCCGTAGGTCCTGTGGAGCCGGTGCTGCCTGTGCTGCCTGTGGCTCCTGTAGCACCCGTATAACCAAAAACCGATGTGCCAACATATGGTAGTACACGACGTGATGCCACGCCATATCCACCTGTGGAAAATATAGACGTTCCACGACCCGTCCAGGTAATACCATCGGGGCTAGTGGCAATAGTATTTGTTCCCTTGCCTACAGCAACCCATAGTGAACCGTTCCACGCCACGCCATTTCCAGATGTGGAAAATATAGACGTTCCACGACCCGTCCAGGTAATGCCATCTGCGCTGGTGGCAATAGTATTTGTTCCATAACCTACAGCAACCCATAATACACCGTTCCACGCCACGCCATATCCACCTGAGGAAAATATAGACGTTCCACGACCGGTCCAGGTAATACCATCGGGGCTAGTGGCAATAGTATTTGCTGTTCCTACACCTACAACAACCCATAATGAACCGTTCCACGCCACGCCATATCCACCTGAAGGAAATGTAGATGTTTCACGACCCGTCCAGTTAATACCATCAGGGCTAGTAATAATACTACTTGATCCATCACCTACAGCAACCCATAATACACCGTTCCATGCTACGCCATGTCCACCAGTGCCAAATATAGTAAATATTGTCGCTCCACGACCCGTCCAGTTAATGCCATCAGGGCTAGTAGCAATAGTATTTGTTGTTCCTTCACCTACAGCAACCCAT